TTGGGTAGGTGGTGTGGGGGTGGCGGGCAATTCAATCTGATTCGCTCTGAACGCCGCGCGGCTAGCGGCTCGAGGGTGGCGGGTACAAGGATTTCAGCTAACCCTTCCTAGCTTCGCCTACGCCATCTGCTGAGGTCTTGATCCCATGGCACGGCTTGCACAGCGGCTGCCAGTTCCCGCTATCCCAAAACTTCACCATGTCGCCGCGGTGGTCGACGATGTGGTCGACGAGGGTCGCCTCAGTGACTCGGCCTTGCGCCTCGCACATGCGGCACAGGGGATGCTTAGCCAGATAGGCAAGGCGAGCACGCTGCCACTTACCCCCATAGCCACGTTGTGCTGTGGTCAGCCCTTCACGCCAAGCGTCGGGGTTCAGCATCTGCACCGTCTGCGTGCTGATGGCCCCAACGCGTGTTGGCTGCATGGTGACGCGAGGCTTAGTCAACGGGCACCACCTTGACCTTGCCGAAGTGAGCACGGGTCTTGATTCGGTAGCCCGGTACTGACTTGTCCAAGGCGACAGGATCGAGAAAGCTTTTGGCGATGCCGCGAGTATCGTCTGCCCAGTAGCACTTATCGATCTTCACCCCGTCCACGTACACATCGCGGAGGCCCTTGCCGTCTTTCACGGAATGTCTCATTGACCACCTCGACTGTTCAATCCGGTAGGCCGAGCGTTAAGCGCCTGTGGCACGATCTCAGCCTCGCTAACGGTCGGAGGTTCACCTTGGGCCGCAATTCGTTCCAGCGCGTCCGCTATGCGGCTCAGGATCATCGAGGTGCCCATCTGCAACTCTACGTCAACACCCGGCGGCAAGACCATGGGTTCAACGCCCAGTGCTTCCGCTGTCGGCGTAATCACTTCCATCAGATCGTCGATCACCGCCGACGTCACCTGGCCCTTCAGACGCAGAACCAGTAACCCTTTGCTTGAGTTCGTTGAATCGTTCATTCGCTAACTCCATCAGTTTTTTCAGTTTGGCTCTTCGCCGTTCACATGCTGCGCAAGCCATCTCGTCACACCCGAGGTCGGCGGGAATTCCCGTTGACCTTCAGCCTACCGCCAAGTGCGCGCTGCGACCACCCAAACGGGACAGGCGGATCGGCCAGGGCAAGAGAAATGCTAAACGCGTAATTCCTGCGTGTTTAACGCCTTCCTTCCTAATCTGCAAATCTTGCGCATTTCAAATTACTCGACTTTTACTACCGTTCGTCTGACCGAGTAAAAGCCCTACTCGAATTCGGTTGACAGGGTTACTCGTTTTGGGGGACGCTTCCAGCGTCTTCCCCACGACCGAGTAGTTAGTACATTACTCGGAATGAGTAAAACGAGTAGAAACGAGTAACCGAGTAAAAGGGTTAAAACCTAATCTGCAAATCTTGCGCATTTCAAATGTCCCCTTCTTTCGCAGCCCACACCACACCATCCTTCACGATCACACGATTGCTAGCAGTTAGTGCAGTTAGCGATTCCTTCGCTCTGAAAGCCCGCATGTCCTGCTTCGCGCCTTCCTTTAAGTGCATCAATTCGACCGTGGCCGCGATGAGTTTTTCCTCCTCGATGCCTTCACCCGAATTGAAACCTTGCAAGTCCGCCAGGGCGCGCATTAGTGTCGCTTGGTTGTGCCCGAGCTTAATAGGCTTCTGAACCTGGCCGGCAGTGTTGTACTCGACTACGCAGCTAGTGATGTCATCGCCATCCTCGTCCTGCCCCATTACGACGGTGCGCAGTTGGAAACCTTGGGAGATCATGTCCTCGCCGTCCTTCATCTTGGCGGACGTGACGCTGCGTTGGGTGCCGTCAGCGTCCCTTTTAACCTCAAGCTCTACGTCAGCAGCAGCGCGTATGCCTGACCAGCCACGGGCACCCTTTGAGTCATCTTTGCCGCTGTGGTGGACGAGCAAGCACATTCCGCCACCTACTCGGCCGATCTCCTGACAATTCTTTATCGCGATGCCCATTTGCTCGCCACTGTTCTCATTTGCTCCTGCGGTGACACGAGCGAAGGTGTCGAACACGATGAGGTCGAAAGGGCCGAACTTTTTGAGATCCGCCTTCAAACGCGCAACACTGGCCTCGTCTATCAGGTTTGGCACGACGCCAGCGATAATCGTCATGTCGATGTCTTCGGTTTTCACCCCGTGTTCGGCCCGGTACGCTTTTACGCGCTGTCGAAAGCCGGCTACACCTTCTGCCACCAGGTACGCTACGCGTCCTTTGGTAATCCGTTTCCCATTCCAGAATTCCAAGCCGCGGGCGATAGCCGCACACATATCAAAGGTCAGAAAGGATTTACCCGAACCTGAAGGTCCGAAAAGAATGCCTAGCTCGGCCCTTGGCATAAAACCTTTGATGAACCAGTGCAGCTTGGCTTCTTGGGCCTCGAACTCGTCCAGGGAGAAAAAGCCATGGAATCCAGCGGGGCGCGATTTGTCTTCGCCTAGATCTTCAAATTCATCGGGCGATGCGGTGTCTACGTCAACGGGGCAGCCTTGGGCCTGTGCCTCGCGCAGAACGGACCAGAAGGTCTTTTCATTGCCGCTGAAGTTACCCATGGTCGACCACTTATATCGGATCTCGTCCGGCCCTTCGTAATCAGCGCCGAGCTGCGACCATTCATCCCAAAGCCATTCACCCTCTCCTTCTGTTTCGTGATGGATAGCCGAGCCGACCGCCATCCAACGGTGGTAGTCGCCGACCGCGGTCCACTGCAGCACTTCTTTGATCTGCGCGTCGGTAAGACCTACCCGCTCTTTCTCGCTTTTGCCGACTGATATTTGACGAACGACACGAGGGCCGAAACGTTTCTCGCAGGTATCGAGCAATAGTTGAGAAGGTGGCGAAACCTCGTTCTCACAGCCGAAGTCTATGGTGTCCGGCGTCATGTTGCCGGTGAAGGTCACGAAACGCGATGTCGTATATGTCTCGAAACCAAATGCACCATCTTCAGGGTGGGCGTCGGATCGGTCGCCGAGGTCGCCCATGACGAAAGCGCGCACGCCAGTACCGGACGGACTGATCTCGGCATAGGTGCCGACGATAAGAGCCTCTACCGCAGGGTCAATTGCGCCGTTGGTGACACAGTGGTCGAAATCCAAGGCGGTGATCGGCTGCCCGGGCACCATAGCGAGCCCTACACCGGTCATGCCGCGCTCTTGCGCAGCGGCCAACGCTTCCTCGAACGTAACCAGCAGCGGCAGTTCATCAGGCGAACCCTGGCCAACCTTCTTGCTCCGCACGCCAGGCATCCAGCCGCGCTTAGTGCCGGATTTGGCGTAATAGGGGACCTTGAGGTCTTTCTTCCCGGGCTTCGGGTTCGGTTCGAACTTCCAGACGAGCCACTGTTTCAACTCTTTAAGGGGTGCCGGCGCGCGAATATCGGTTAGATCTGTAGGTTTGGAATTCGGCATCATTCTTCACCGCCGAGAATTGCGAGGTGCTTGGGGTTTATGAGACGTGCGCGCGGAACGCCGAACATATTTTCTACCTGGATGATGTGCGCCACGGGAATCCATCCACATTTAGCCCATCGCGATACCGCTTGATGGGATACGCCCACCTTCCTGGCTAGGGCACTTTGCCCCCCGGCGGCGACGATAACGTCTGTAACGCCGGTCGTTTCTTGAGATGACATTCTTCTACCTCCGTTCAACTGATGGGCGGAGCATACGCTTGCCTTCAACTAATTTCTACCTTATGTTGCAGGTCAATTCAAACGGAGGGTAGGAACATGAAAGCGAACGATGCGATGTTTTTGGTATGGGCGCCGGAAGAAAGTAGCGCAGGACGTTTGGAGATAGTCTCTCGCGCGGCTTACCTGACTAAGGGATCGGGAAGTGATTGCACACATACGTTCGGCGCCGTCTATAGCGAATGGTGCCTTATTCCGACCAACCGGAGAATGGAATGCGTCCTGTGGGTTGGTTTCGAAGTCGCCGCGTCGTACGGCGTGCCAATCAAAAAGATAATGGCCGAACTGGAGAAAATAGAGGGCTTTACCGACTACTGGAACCGTGTCGGCGAGAAAGCGTGCAGCCTGTAAGGCGCCTTACGGCGCCCGGAAGGGTTACTGCACTTGGGTAAAGCTTGGCGCGGCCAGGATCTCGGCGTACTTCGGGTTCATCAGGGCGGTACGTGGCACGCCGTAGGTGCTCTCGATCTCGGCGATACGCGACGTCGGTACGAAACCTTGGTTCACCCACTGCTGGACGGCCTGGAAGGACACGCCAAGCTCTGTGGCGAGCGCGGAGAGGCTACCGGCGGTGACTACCGCGTCGAGGATGCCAGAGTATTCCTTAGCCTCGTGCAGACGGTTCAGCATGTGGCCATTGGCGCCCTGGGCGATTGCACGTTGAAGCAGTTGGTCAAGTTTGTTGCACATATAGGTATTCCTGCGTGTTGGGAGTGATTGCGCGCAGGTTACGGGAAACTACAAGATAGTGCAAGCTACTACCGTTCGTCGGAACTGCTAGACAGTACAAGGAAGCGGTTGTAGTATTGCTCTCACTGAAGCAAATCACACGGAGCGACACTGATGGGTGCAATCCTACGACTTTATTTCAATAGGCCTAAGTGGGCGCGAAAAATACTCCAAGCCCTGGGTTTTATCGTGGCTTTCGTAACCGCGCCTTTTTGGTTGCCATGCGCCGTGGTGCTTTGGGCAGTTTGTAAAACGGCGGTCGAGATAATTGAATGGTGGGAAAGAGACTAAACCCAACCGCAACACACCGAGCCCCTTAATTGGGGCTAGGTCAGTGCAAAGACCTTATTTTTGGGCAGACAACCAACCGAGGACATCGCCATGCAACGAATGTACAACGTGATTTGGGTACGCGACGACAAAGGCACTCGCGGCCAGCTCAACGCCACACCCATGACGCACAGCGAAGCCTGTACGTTCAAATCGAAGATCACCGACTACCCTTGGCGCCGGTTGGTTTTGGAGGAAGCCTGACCGTTTGTCGGAACTACTAGACACTACAAGCAAAGAATTGTATAGTTGCTCCACACAACGCAAACAGCCCGGAGCAACGAACATGAAATCTGAAGCCCAAATCATCAAGAACTCGGTAAACGGCATCTTCGTTAAGGGCCTGATCAAAGCTAAAGGCTGGACCAAAGCGCAAGCTGCCGAACACGTTGCCGCATGGCTTCACTGCGGTCAGCCGGTGTCCTTCTACGACTACATGGAAGCGGCTGTATGAACCTTGAGGTCGGCAAGACCTACCAGACGCGGGACGGAAGCCGCGTCACTATCGAGCATGGGAAAGGGGATCCTTATTATCCTTTCTTCGGAAAGCTCTTAACGGAGGACGGGAGCTTTGACCGGATTGCTTACTTTACCCACGGAGGCCGGTACAACCGTATAGGCCAATCCGTTTACGACATCATTCGGGAGGCAGTATGACTAAGGTTGAAACTGAATGGCTTTTGCGGGTCCGCAATCTTCTGGAGAAGCTCGCCTATAACCCAGGTGCACTCGGTGAAGAGGCGGAGTGTCTAGGCTCTTACATCCCGGGTTTTCTCGCCCCTGAACCGACGAAACCCTAACCGTTCGTCGGACCTACAAGCAATCGCAAGTTTCGTGTTGTATAGTTGCGTCACACAAATGCAGATAGGAGAAGGGCACCATGAACTCGAAACCGGATTGGAAGGACGCACCGAAGTGGGCAAACCACCTTTGGGCTCAGCCACAAGATAATCGTTTCGCGTGGTCAGCTACGGAGCAAAAAGACTCCAAAGCGCTATGGACTACTGACAAAGACAACGCGACCAATCGTTATCGCCTTTGGCCGGATTGCTGGGAATACGTTGGGGCACGTCCGTGAACCGCTTCAAACCCAATCAGACCGTTCGCATTAACGACACGCAGAGCGAGTACCACAAGTGCCTGGCGCGTGTCGTGAAGGTCGGCCAGAAGAGCTACGACGTAAGCGTAGGGCCTACCACCATGCGCGTCGTCCCCGAACAACTGCTAGGAGTACGCAAGCCGTGATTAAGCCCCACATAAAATGGGTAGGCACGTTTTGGCTCGCCCAGTACGTAGAGAAAACCGGCTTCGTTAACGTCGTTTCTTCTGCGGGCGGTAAGACGCCGGGAGAAGCGTATAACAACCTTTTCAAATACATGAGAGGGGTCTACGCATCATGATCACCCGCGCACAGGCTGAAGCGTTACTGACACTGGCCGAGTCGCTGGAAGCGTGCGAGCGCGTTGGTATCACCTTTCGCCAAGGTCCGACGTGCCAATGGGCTGATATTGGAAAGTGGCGCACACCCCTCGGGGGTGGCGTTAACGGAAAGTACCTGCGCGATGTCGTCGCGACGTTTATGTCGAAAACGGAGTAACGGAAATGAACAACGAACCGGTAGTTAAACCAAGAATTCGCGTGGACCTTTGGAAGCGCTCCGGCTTTAACTGCCGGTCAACGGAAGGACCAACCGGACGCGGACTGAGAACACAATTCGTAGTCGCGACAGGCGACACGATGGAAGAGGCTTACGCGAACTGGCAACGCCGCCGCGAGCTTCTCCAAACGCTTACAGAAGACCCCCTCGCGCACCAAGACGCCGTGGCCTACGAGCTTATTTACCGTCGCACCTTAAACCCTCTCGCACGTCTGATACGCCGTCTCACCCACGGCAAGGTAGGCCAAAAATGATCAAGCCACCCGCGACTGAACTTTCGGCCTGGAGCCCGAACCACTGGATCACCGAGAGCGGCTACGCGCTCACGGAAGACGACGTGAAACTGGGCTGCCAGCGCGACCTGCCACGTGCCGTTCGCATGATGAAAGCCGCGAAAACCGTAACCGACGTAATGCAAGAGGTAATGGCGAAATGAATGTAACTATCGACGAAATGTGCAAACCGTGAACACTCCCGGCCCAGTTCGCCAGCCTGAATACACCGATCGGCAGAACAGGTTGATTCTTGAGGCCACGCTGTCGAATTCCATACTAGCTGAGCGCTTTGGCAAGAGCGTTCGGCAAATCCAGCGCCAACGCGCATTGTTGAAGGAAGCTGCGAAATGACGAACCTTATCTTGACACGCAAAGCCGGTGAATCCGTGCGCATCACCCTGGGCGAAAAGGCCGAGTATTTTGAAATCCTGGAGGTCGCCGGAGGACACTGCAAAATCCGTTTGCTTTCCACCTTGAAGGTTGAGCGCGTAAAGCTGCGCGACACAGTGCGCATCACAGAGGGCGTTGAAGCGTCGCTGATCGCTTTGGCCCGAGGCCACGCCAAGTGGCGTTTCAATGCGCCGAAAGAAGTTTTCATCCTGCGAACCGAACTGGTCGGAGGGGGTGCGAAATGATCAAAGACCAAACTATCGACGAGGCGCTGATCGAGATCATGCGCACCAAAAGGGCCTTGGAAGCGTTGCGCAAAGCGCGTAAGGAGGCAAAGGTAGGTCTGATGTCTACGGTCGAATCCGATCACTGGGCAGTATCCAGCCAAGTTATCAAAGAGCACTCGGCCGCTAAGCGCGCCTCGCTTGACCTAACGCGGAAACTCGCGGACCTGAGGGCCGGGCGATGAGCGGGCCAATGCACTATCGGATAACCGACTCATGGTCGGAAAGTGGCGACGTCTTAGTCGATCTGACGAAGTATCACGTCCTTCGTGAAACGCCGTGCGGCTATTGGGTTATCTCCGACTACTACCACAAGTACGCCGGCGTATTTCCAGACTGGCCTGAGAAGAACAAACGGTGGGTGCCTAAACAGGGTTCGCGTTTCTGCCACGCAACACTGCAGGCTGCGGTTGACCACTACGCGCTGCGCAAGCGTAAAGAGGTTCGCCACGCGCTCTACCGTTTCGCGAAGGTAAAACACATCCTCGCGAACCTGCCGAACCTGAGCTATGGAGCGCTCCTTGTAGGTGGAGAACAGAACTTAGGCCATCCGCACGAAATCGTCGGGCGCCTAGAGGCGGATAACTCTCTGTGAACCGCTTCCCGTGCCGCTGTAAGCGCTGTGGGGCTCGTAAGACCCTGGCCGAGCTGCCAGGCGACACGGTTAGCCGGTGCCGCTGCAAGGCGTGTCAGGAAGCGCGAGCGAAGGGTATAACGCCGAACGCCCACTGCCCCTGCGGGGGCGCGTATCGGGTAGATCGGTATCGCAAAACCAAGGAACACAAACGGATGGGGTGCCGCTGCTCGGGATTCCCCTGGGACAACGGCACCCATCGCAAAGGCAGTTCCAGCCCGGCGAACGGGTGGTACTGCTACGACTGGAAAGGAGACGGGAATGCTCAGTAAAGAAATCCAAGAATTGTTGGAAAACGCAGTTAAATGGGAACTCGTAGGATCGCGTATAACCTGCAATCCGCCTCCCGTCGATACCGATCAAGATGTTTTGGTTTACGTCGACGCCGAACGCGCTAACCAGTTCGTATTCGCTATGGAGAACATCGGCTTTGTTGTTGAACTGGGCGAAGGCTATGCAGCCGATGCGTTGAACTCCGAAGAAAGCGACCGCTTCCAGTCGTACCGACTCGACGATGTAAACCTGATCGTGACGGTCGACGAGACGTTCTATAAGCGGTTCGCGTTTGCTACGGCGCAAGCCAAGCGCGCCAACCTGCTCAATAAAGCCGAACGCATTGCGCTGTTCCAGGCTGTGCTTTACGGCAATATCGGATAGCTACAAGAAAGTACAACTAAAACGCTTGACAATACTTGTGCTGCTCTCCTAACATGTGCGGCACACCTTAACCGAAAAGGAAACTGCAATATGTCGATCGAAGCGCTGATCAAAGCCCACACCGAAGCACTGCTCGAAAACACCGCCGCAGTGAAAAACCTGACCCTTTCCCTGGCCGGCCGTTCGGCCGCCGCGGCCAGCAAAGCAGCAGATGTTGTTGATCCTGCCAAGCCAAAGGCTGAGGTGAAAACCGAAGTCAAGCAAGAGCCGAAAGTTGAAACCAAGGTCGAAGTTAAAACTGAAGCCAAGCAAGAGTCGAAAACAGACGCGGCAATCCCCTACGAAACCGTTCGCGCTTTGCTGCTCAAGCTTGCTCCGGCCAATCGTGACGGCGTTAAAGCGGTGCTTACGTCCGCTGGTATCGCTAACCTGAAAGTCTTGCTCGACAAAGAAGACGACTTCACCACGGTCAACGACCAAGTGAAGCTGGAAGCCGTCTATGCCGATCTCCAGGCGCTGGAGGCGTAACGATATGGACCGTCAAGCTTATCTGTATCAGGCATTGCGCGATATGGCCGGCTACGTCGAAAACGGCGGAAGCACCACCGTTAAGATTTTCCAAGACGATGCAACACGCAGTTGGCACGTCTACGTGGGGAAGAATTCCTACTTCGGTGATTCCCTCGATCAAGCTATCGAGAAGGCTCACTCTGAAAATAACGAGCTGATCGAGCCGCAAGCGCAGGAGGCGTAAGCCATGCCACACGCACTTTTGAGCCCAAGCGGTATGCCAGCGGCGATTCGCTGCCTGGCTAAGCCGCACCGCGAGCGGGGGCTGTCGGATCAGTCCAGCAGCTTCGCAGATGAAGGTACCGCCGCCCATTTCCTGATGGAGCAGTGCTTACTGGAAAACAAGGACGCGAAAGACTTTCAGGGTCTGAACATCCGCGTTGAAGGTGGCGTAACGGACTTCCATACTTCGGGTAAATACCCGGTCGGGCTAGACATGATCGGCCCAATGCAGAAAGCCCTGGACTATGTGCGCGCTGTCGCCGACGGCGCCACGATCTACACGGAACAGAAGCTGAGCATTGCGCACATCACGGGAGAGTATTGGCAGAAAGGGACGGGACGTGTTTGTTTCCTGAATGACGCTGGTGAGTACGTCGGTTTCGAAGACGGAACTATTTACCGCCAAGAAGATGTAGAGCCGGCCACGGGCACCACCGACGTGTGGATCGTGAAAGGCCGGGTAGCGCATTGCCTCGATCTCAAATGGGGAATGGGCATCCAGGTCTTCGCCAAGGACAACGAGCAGCAGGAAATGTACACGGACGCCGGTCTGCAGGAATTCGACTTCCTCGGCGAAGTTGAAGAAATTCACCTGCACATCGTTCAACCGCGTCTCGGGCACTTTGACGAAGAGGTCATGAGCCGGGCCGCCCTGGACGCGAAGATCGAAACCATTCGCCAAGCGTCAAAGCGCATTGCGTTCACGCCTGGCGACGAGTTGCCAGCGACGCCGGGTGAGAAGCAATGTCGCTTCTGCAAGAAGTCCGCAACGTGCGATGAACGTACGCAGCAGGCTGTAGAACTGATCGTGGGCGGCTTTGTCGATTTGGACAAAGGTTTCGTCAAGGTGGAAATGCCGCAGGCGGAAAAGCTTCTCGCGCAAGCGTTCGGTGTGAAGCCCGCCGCGATCACGTTCCACACCGGCTTTAACACGCTGGAGCCCGACAACCACGAGTCGGAACACTTCACCATCAAGAAGCCAAGCATTCGCCCGTCGCTTGAGGAAGCCGAAGCCAAATTGGCGGACGCTGAAGACGAGCGGTTGGCGACCCTGATGGACGCGGCCGACAGCTTGGAGAACTTCGTGAAGTCGGTGCGCGCAGAAGTTGAGCGCCGCCTACTGGCCGGTAAGTTCACCGACGCCCGGTACAAACTGGTCGAAGGTCGCCAGGGCGCCCGAGCCTGGACCGTGGAAAGCGAAGCGGAAGCCGAGCTGAAGAAAATGCGTTTGAAGGTAGATCAGATGTACGACTTCAAAGTGATCAGCCCGACCACGGCTGAGAAGCTGCTGAAGGAAGCCAACCCGCGCAAATGGGCGAAGCTGCAAGCCTTCATCAGCCGCAGCGACGGCAAACCGTCGGTGGCCCCGGCCAGCGATAAGCGACCCGCGCTCAGTATGGCGATCGCCGAACAGTTTGAAGTGCTGCCGGAAGAAGTAGAACAAACCGAGCATGAAGCCCAGCTTCTTAACGCGGTAGAGCAACAAAATGCTGACGAAGACAACTTCGACGATCTCGTTTAAACACTGAAATACCAACGACATATACTGAGGATTTACCATGAAACACACTTTTCAAAACGCTCGTATCGCTTTCCCGAACATCTTCGAACCAAAGGCTTCCGAAAGCGGCGCCATGCAGTTCAGTGCGGCCTTCCTGTTCGCCCCTGATGACGCCGGTATCGCTGGCCTCGACGCGGTGATCGAGCAAGTCGGTAAAGCGAAGTGGGGCGACAAGTGGGCAACTGTCAAGAAAGAGCTGAAGGCTGGCGACAAGCTGCTGACTCACAACGGCGACAGCAAAGCGAGCCTGGCCGGCTACGAAGGCAACCTGTTCTTCAACGCCTACAACACCGTGCGACCTACCGTGGTGGATCGCGATCGTAGCCCACTGGTTGCCGCCGACGGCAAGCCGTACTCCGGCTGCTACGTTAACGTGATCTTGGACATCTGGGCGCAGGAAAACCAGTACGGCAAGCGCATCAACGCCCAGTTGCAAGGCGTCCAGTTCGTCAAGGACGGCGAAGCGTTCTCCGGTGGTGGCACCTCGGCAGACGCCAGCGACTTCGAAGAGATCGCAGACGGCGCTGATGCGGACGACCTGGCCTAAATTAACCGCCCGGTGAAAGCCGGGCTGCTTCAAGGAGATCGAGTATGGAAGGTTTCAAACCCGGCGACGTGGTGGAGCTAAAATCCGGAGGGCCCCGGATGACCGTTCAGTCGGTCAAAGGCGAAGAGGTCTCAGTGGTATTTTACCGCGGACGTGATCAAGACTTTTTGCAGCGGCAATTCTCACATTACCTGCTGAATAAAAAGGCGTAACGCCAAACCCCGCAACACTAAAAGCCTGGCTAATGTCGGGCTTTTTGTTGACCGCTCGTCGGGATATGCAAGACAATACAAGTAAGCCGTTGTACATTTACCTCAACGCAAACACACGCAGGGAGTAAAGGGAAATGTCGATGGTATTAGGACTAACGGTTGGCATAGCCGGAGCAGCATTTGCCCTTTTTGCTCCTGTATCGGGAGCGAACGGCTGTATTTTTGTAGCTATCGAGTTCCTCGCCTTAATCCTCGTTGTTTCTCAACCGTAAAGGAATCCACCAAATGAACATCGACTTCAGCATCCAGTACTACAAGAAGCTCCGCGCCAAGGGTTACAAACCTGCCGCCGCGCTCTACGCAGCAAAGTTCTACAAATCGCGTTATCCGTTCATCAAGTAAAGGACTGACGAATGAAAACCCTTATTGCACTTTGCGCAGTCGTTGCCCTCTCCGGCTGCTCGACCATCATGAACGACCGTATGACGCCGGTGGACGTGCTGTCAGAGCCTTCCGGCCAGCGCTACAACATCACCGATCAGGACGGCGCTCACGTCACAAAAGGCGTGACACCGGATCGCGTAACACTGGACGCGGCAGCCGGTATCTTCGACGGGCAGACTTACCAGGTCGCCTACGAGGACGGCAGCACCACGGAGCTGGATTCGCGTGTCACGGGTTGGTACTGGGTCGGCTTTTGCATCAGCGTCGTGTCAGGGCTGCTCGTAGACCCGCTGACCGGCGACATGTTCACCCTGCCTTCCGAGGTGTCGAATGCAAATCGCTGATAAAGCCAAACTGGCCGACGACCCGTACGCCTTTGCCATCGCTAAATTCGTTCTGAGGACCCTGGACCGCGAGTCGCGTACCGTGACTTTCATTTTCGAGGACGACAGTTCTCTGACTTTCAACATTCGTTACGAGGTGGCGTGATGCACATCCCTGAAGGTTACAAGCTGGTGCCGGTTGAGCCGACCAATAAAATGGTTAGCGCTGGCATGTGCGCCAGTACCACCCGCACAAAATATCAAGTAATGATCTTCGCCGCCCCGCCCGTAGAGCTTCCCGCCTACGACGAAGCCGCCGAACTGGCAGCCTGCCGCGCCCACTGGGAGAAAAACCCGAACTGTCTTTTTTCTGATATGTGGCTTGGCTGGAAGGCCTGCGCACAATCGCGTGATGGGAGTGTTAGTGATGAGTGAATTCCATAGAGAAGACCGCTACATAGTTATCAAGCGTTCCGATATGGGTAAGGCCGACGTAGCATCCTTAGGAGGCTTTAACTGGGCATTCCGCAACCTTAACGACTCCATGCTTGGGAATGGCGCGCCTGCGCGGTCTTTCCTTGTTATCGAAAGCGACTGGCCGGAATATAAGCCTGTGTGGCAAATGATAGAGGCGCGCATGAATGGCGAGCCTAATGCACTAGACGCCGCACTGGCCCGCGAAGCTGATTTGCGGGATGAGCTTAACGGCTATGAGCCAGCATCATCCGGCACTGCATCAAAGCGCGCTCGCTGGCTGGTAAATATTCAGGACGCCTGCAAGTACGGCCTGCCCAAACATCTGGTTGGACGACTCAACAACACAGCCAAAGAGATACAAAACAGCATCAAATACGGCGGAACAAAGCGCCTTCGGGATGAAAACGAAGCCCTTCAACAGCGCCTGACCGACGCAGAGAAGCGGATTGATGCGGCTGTCACCGCGCTAAACGAAATTGCCAAGGTTTCACGTATTGGCGAAAAGCCGTTCGAAATTGCCACTCTGGCCATCGGTGAAATGTCAGCACTCAAGCGGGTAGAGGATTAAACCATGACCAACAAACAAACGATTGACGGTGCGTCGCGGGAGTTGCTGGAGCGCGTAGAGGATCTTCTTGCATGCCCGCAGCATCATGTTAGAGCGGAGTACGTAACAGCGTACACAGAGCTGCGCGCCCTTCTCGATAAGCCAGCAGGAAATATGATTGACCTGGACGACCTGGACTGGAAGTCCATCAAAGAGGCGGCAGCCGAAAGCAAATGGATGCCGCCGGAATACACGCGCAACGACTGGGTGTCTGACATTTGTGCGTTCCTGCGTGAAGGGCCAGCCGCCCAGCCCCAAGGCGAGCCGGGTGATTCACAGGCTTTTGAAAAGTTCTGGTACTCAGAGAAGACAACAGCCATTGGCAGTACCGAGGCGCAGAAATACTTCGACGCAGGGGCTAAGCACGGAAGAAAGGGTTTGCCCGCCCAGTCCCAAGGCGAGGTTGAGCGGCTTCGCGAAGAAATAGAAAGGCGTCGTATACGGGGGCAGAACTGCTCAAATAAGGTTTCGACCATGCGCGCCCAACTGGCCGATCGGGATGCGTTGCTTAACCGGTGGCTTGACATGTTCGATGGTGGAATATCCAGCAGCATGCTTGGCGTTTTGCGAGAAAGCACGCGCTCCTCCCTATCCACCACCAAAGAGGGTTAACAAGTGCCTTTGACGCCTTCCCAACTCGCCCAGTGCGAAGAGCTGCGCCGCACTTTCACCCCGTGGAAAGAGTGCGCGTTGGCCCTCGGTGTAAACGAGAACACGTTGCGACACAACATGTACCGCGCAGGGAAAGGCAACAGTGGAAAGCCCGGGGTACGCGAGCGCATCACCGCGGACGTAATACAAAAGTGTGCCGCCCTTCGCGAGTCAGGTATCGGCTGGAAAGCGTGCGGCGAGATGTTAGGTTTTCCGTGGCGCTCGTTGAAGGCCAAGATGCTCACTAAAGGGATGCGATATCCCGGTAAGTTGGGCCGCGTGCCGACCATCACCGAAGCGGTCATGGCGGACGCCGTAAAGCTACGCGCGCAGGGTTTTGAGTGGATTCAGTGCGGCGCCCACCTCGGTGTCAATGCGGCTTCTTTGCGGCGAGCCATGTCGCGTAAGGGGATCAAAGCCGACGGGGGCCCTACCGTACTGGCGACGCCTGAGATCATCGAGAAGGCCAAAGCGTTACGCGGCCAGGGTGTCTGCTGGAAGATGATTGAACGCGAACTGGGCGTGAGCAGCGCCACTATCGCGAACCGAATGAGACGTACCCAAAAAGCTTTGGAGGAAGTATGACAACGAAAATTACCTGGACACACGTAGACGCGCACGTCCGTAAAAATTGCGAACAGGCCGGAGTGTTGGAACTCGGCGCCACAGACGCGGAAGTCGCGTATAACTATTTGAAGTACAAGGAAAGCCAAGCCGCCCTTTACCAAGGGAAAGTTGAGAAGCTGCATGGTGAACGCGACCAGCTTAAAGTCCAGGTGACGCAGCTGACCCGACAACTCGAAGAAAGGGCAGCGAAAGGCAAAACCAAACGGCGTTTGGACGCGTTGGAAAAGGCCATGCGTCAGTTGCAGCAATCCAAAGAATGGGCCTCAGCAACATCTGACTACGCCCATGGTCGCTGCCAATACTTCCAGTGTGAAGATAGTGCGGTTGAGGGATTCACACGCTGTGTGAATCACGTATGAACGTCGAAAACTGCATTTTCCTCGACACCGAGACCTTCTGCGAAACGCCGATCAACAACGGTACTCACCGGTACGCAGAAGGCGCTGAGGTGATCATGTGGCAATGGGCGGTCGGCGATGGGCCTGTTGAAATTCGCGATGGGGACGAAGACGTTAGCGATTTGTTTGAACTCCTGGCGGACCCTACATACGAAAAGGTCATCCAGAACAGCGCCTTTGACAGAACGGTTATGACACATGCCGTCGGCTTCACCATACCGGTAGAAGAGACTTTCGATACGATGGTCTGCGCTATGGCGCATTCGTTGCCAGGGTCGCTAGCCACGCTGTGCACGATCTTGGGCGTTCCCGTAGACCAAGCTAAGGACAAGGCGGGTAAGGCGCTTATCCAGTTGTTTTGTAAGCCGCGTCCGAAGGGGCAGATTATTCGACGCGCCACGAAGCACACGCATCCGGTGGAGTGGGGGCGCTTCCGTAATTACGGCGGCCTAGACATCATAGCCATGCGCGAGATCTACAAGAAGTTGCCGCGCTGGAACTACCGCGGTGCGGAGCTGGACTTGTGGCGTCTCGACCAGCGCATTAACGAACGCGGTGTGCTGATGGACGTAGACCTGGCGCATGCCGCTATCCGCGCTTCTGATCGCGCTCAGAAGCTCTTGGCAGCGCAGACCGTGGAAATGACTAACGGGCAGGTTCAAGCGGCCACGCAGCGCGACAAGATGCTCGAACACATCCTGGAAGCGTACGGCATCCAACTGGCGGACATGAAGGGCAGCACAATAGAGCGCGCTTTAGAAGATGAAGACTTGCCTAACGAGCTGAAGGAATTACTCCGCGTCCGCCTGGACGCTTCTAAAACTTCAGTCAGCAAATACAAGCGTGTCATCAACGGGGTTAGTTCCGACGGCCGCCTACGTGGCCTGCTGGCGTTCTGCGGGGCTTTGCGCACGGGGCGTTGGGCGGGTAGACTATTGCAACCACAGAACCTGAGCCGTAGTACTCTTTCACCGGAGGGGGTAGACCGAGCGATCGAAGAGCTACTGGCGGATGCCGAGGATTTGGTATGACAGAAGAGATTTGGAAACCCATTCCAGGACTGGGGGATAAGTACGAGGTGAGCAACCTCGGCCGCGTGAAAACTAAACCTTTCCTCGCACGCTTCGTACATTGGCGCACCGGGGCAGAATGCTTCCGGCAGACCAAAGAGAAATTCGTAGCGCAGCAAAAGCAAAACGCGGGTTACATGATGGTACATCTTTGGCACGACGACAAACGCAAAGCCTGTACGGTCCATCGCTTAGTGGCTGCCGCATTCTGCGAAGGGTTCTTTGACGCTGCCGATGTAAACCATAAGGACGGCGTAAAGACAAACAACGCAGCCACGAACCTCGAGTGGCGCACGCGAAGCGATAATCACTACCACGCCGTAGAGCACCGTTTGAACAAACAGGCGATTCCTGTAGTCGACCCCTCGACCGGCATTAAATACGACTCTATCGCTCAAGCGGCCAAGAAGGCGAAACACAACGCACGGTTTATCCGCAAATACTTTCTTAAGCTAGACGACCTGACGGCGGATCTCGTATGAGCACAGTTATGGAGAAATGTTCTAGCTCAGTGCGTGGGGTATTCATCGCGCCGAAAGGAAAAAAGTTTGTGATCTCTGACCTCAGTAATATCGAGGGTAGAGTCCTGGCATGGCTGGCCGGTGAAGAGTGGAAACTTCAAGCTTTCCGCGACTTCGATGCGGGTAATGGGTTCGATCTTTACAAACTCGCCTACGCAAAAGCCTTTGGTATCGATCCCGCGGATGTCGACAAAGATATGCGGCAGATCGGCAAGACAATGGAACTCGCCCTGGGTTACGCGGGTGGCGTTGGTGCGTTCATCACGTTTTCGCTCGCGTTCAACATCGACTTGGAAGCGATGGCCGAAAAGGCGTACGACGCAATCCCGAAAGCCACAATCGAAGAGGCTGAAAGTTTCCTCGAATGGCAACGCGGCCAGGGTAAAAGCCAGTTCGGCTTATCCGACAAAGCGTTCATCGTCTGTGAGGCGTTCAAACGCTTGTGGCGTGAAGCACATCCCGAAACCGTGGCCTACTGGAAGGAACTGGAGAACGGTTGCCGTACCTCGATCAACAACCCGGGCCGAACATTCACCTGCCGCCGCCACAAGATCCGCCGCGACGGCGCCTGGCTGCGCGTTATGCTGCCCTCCGGACGATACCTGTGCTACCCCTCCCCGCGCGTCGAGGACGACGGTCAGATCACGTTCAAGGGGATCAACCAGTACAGCCGCAAATGGGAAAGGCTGCGCACGTATTCCGGGAAACTCGTTGAAAATATGTGTCAAGCAGCGGCGCGCGACGTCCTCGCGCACTCGATGCAGCCGATCGAGGACGCCGGGTACGAGATCGTGCTAACCGTCCACGACGAGATCATCAGCGAAGCGCCCGACAGCCCGTTTTATTCGCACGAAGGTTTGGCGGATCTCATGGCGGCCGGCACCCCGTGGTCGGACGGCCTACCGCTCGCCGCAGCCGGCTTCGAAGCGTATCGCTACAGGAAAGGTTGACTACAAGTCGAATCTTGCATAAGCTTGCGTACATCTAGAGGAGAGACAGTATGCCGATCAAATGCGTAGTACCTATCAGCGGTGGCAAAGACAGCCAAGCGTGCCTAAAAATGGCAGTTGAACACTTCGATCGCTCCGAAATCTTAGGCCTGTTCTGCGACACCCAGTACGAGCATCCGACCACTTATGCGCACATCGCATGGCTAGAAGAGTATTACGGCGTGAAGATCGAAAAGGTTTGCGACGGCGATGTGCTGAACAAATCTCGGAAGTATGGGCGGTTCCCCGGCGGGGGTTCGCGCCACTGTACCGACGAACTGAAAATCCGCCCGACCAAGTATTTCATTAAGGCCCTGGCCGAGAAGCAGGGCGAAGGTTTTGAAGTGTGGTACGGAATGCGCTTACAAGAAAGCAAGGAAAGGGCAAAGCGTTACGACGGTAAAGTGTCGGGCGATCTGTACGCGCCGCATGAGGTAATGCCGAGCAAATATCCTCAGTACCTCGCCAAGCTCGGGATTGGCTTTCGACTATGCGTGCTTGACTGGAGCGAACAGGAGGTTATCGACTTCTGCGAGTGGGACAAACTAAATCCCCTTTACCACGCCGGCTTTCCGCGTGTCGGCTGCTTTCCTTGCTTGGCCTCCGGCGACAAATGGAAAGAGAAGGCTTTTGCCTACGACGACTTCGGCGCTTTCCAGCTTATCCGTACCCGTGATGTTTCCCGGGAAATCGGCAAAAGCATCTGGACCTCTAAGGGCGGCAAGCAAAGAAACGAAGACAACCCAGGGTGCGCGATATGTCAGATGTGATGCAGTGGCGGCCATGGTTCGCTTGGCGCCCAGTAAGGACGAATAGTGGAGTAGCGTGGCTCTCTATGATCGAACGCCGCTGGAATAACGACCTTAGCCCCTGGGGCGACACTTCCGGATACAGCGGCACAGATGGCGGTTTTGAATATCGGAGGATTCCAAAATGCTAGAACGTGATATCGAAGCCTACCTCGTCAAGCGCTGCAAAGAAATTGGCGCGCTGTGCGACAAGTTCACCAGCCCCCAGCGACGTTCGGTCCCTGATCGGCTGATCACGTTCGGCGGTCGCGTGTTGTTCGTTGAGCTGAAAGCGACCGGCAAAAAGCCTACCGAAGCGCAGGTGCGCGACCACGAGCGTCGCCGTGCTGCGGGTGCTGAAGTGGTTTGGCTGGATAGTTGTAAAGCAGTCGACAACGTCATAAAGGCGCTCGAAACGAAGAATCCCGTTTCGGCGACTCTTAACTCGAATCAGGTATACGGCTGATGAAAACAGAAATCGAAGTTGCGTATGACGATGCGATCGACGCGTCTAACGAACTGGGCTTCGCCTGCATGACTGCGGGTGATGTAATTCGTTATCAAGCAGACGAGATAGTCTCACTGAAAGGTCTTCTTGAGGAAGTGCTTAGCGAAGTTCCTCACGGCTGGGTCGCATCTTTCGGCGAAAGCGAATTAGCCGAACGTATTCGGGGAGTCCTCGGGGTTGAATCCGATGGCAATTGACCTTATACCGCGCGGATACCAAGAGCTGATTGCCACTTTCATAGTGGATAACCGGCGCTGTGCGGTCTGGAGTTCACCCGGGACAGGCAAAACGGGTGCTACGCTTATCGCTTTGGAAGCGTTGTCGTTCGTGGAGGACGACGTGTATCCAGCACTTGTCGTGGCACCGCTTCGCGTTGCGCGTACCGGCTGGCCGAATGAAACCCGCAAGTGGAACCAGCTTAAACACCTGCGCGTCGTTGTCGTCACCGGCACGCTCAAGGAACGCCGCGCCGCGCTACGCATTCCGGCCGACATCTACACGACCAACTTCGAGCAGTTACCCTGGCTGGTCGAGGAGCTGGGCGACCGCTGGCCTTTCAAGACCGTCGTAGCTGACGAGGCGACCAAGTTGAAAGGCTTCCGGCTGCGCCAGGGTACGCAGCGCGCCAAGGCCCTTGCGCGCGTCGCGCACACCAAGATCAAACGTATGATCCTGTTGACCGGTACACCCAGTCCTAACGGGCTCCAAGACTTGTGGGGGCAGATGTGGTTCATCGACAAAGGCGTGCGCCTCGGACGGACCTACGACGCCTTCAAGCAACGCTGGTTCCACGCTTCGCACACCGGGTTCGGCGTTGAGGCGAACGATAACGCCCAGGGGCAAATGCAAGAAGCGCTGCGCGACGTGTGCATCACGATCGATGCCGCGGACTGGTTCCCTCTTGAAGTGCCGGTGATCAACAAAATCATGGTGGAGCTGCCGCCGTCTGTGAAGGTGATGTACAAACAGATGGAGAAGCAATTCTTTATGGAGCTGGGCAGCGGCCAGAAGATCGAGGCCATGAACGCCGCGTCAAAATCGATGAAACTTATGCAGATCGCCAACGGCGCCGCGTACATCGACGGCGGGCCGGATTGGGAAATGGTTCACGACGAGAAGCTCGAAGCCATGGAAGAGCTGGTCGAGGAAGCGGCAGGCATGCCGATCTTGTGCCTGTACAACTTCAAAAGCGACCTGGCGCGGCTCAAGAAGCGTTTCCCGGATGGCATTGACCTGTCGTCCAAAGGGGGGCTTGAACGCGCTCAGGCGGGCGAGGGGCGAATCTGGTTCGGCCATCCAGCTTCGATGGGTCACGGGGTCGATGGGCTCCAGTATCACACCAACATCATGGCGTTCTTCGGGTATAGCTGGTCGCTGGAGAACTACTTGCAAGCGATCGAACGTATCGGACCGACACGTCAATTGCAGGCCGGCTTCAAGCGCCCGGTGTTTATGCACATGATCATGGCGGCCGACACCGTGGACGAGTTGGTACTCGAAAGGCTGCACAGCAAACGCGAGGTGCAGGATATTTTGTTAGAGGCCCTCAAGCACCGCGGCTATTTGGACAAGGAAGGTGCGGCATGAAGTGGGGTAGGGTTTGCCCCAAACACCCGGAGCTTGAGGGTGAGAGGCATAACGGCGGTAACTGTCCGGAGTGCGTGAAGGTCTCGAAGAAAGCGTACAACGAACGCACCCGAGGTACCCGCTCCGCCGAAATGAAAAAGTACAGGGAAAATAACCGAGACAAGATTCTAGCTATGCAGGCCGATTGGCGATCCCGGAATACGGATCACATTCGTTGTAAAAACCTACAGAGAAAAGGTTTCACCTTGCAGTTATTCGACCACTGCGTCGAAGTGCAAGGCGGCGTTTGCGCTATCTGCGAAATAGAATTCGCGGCGATACCCAGTAAGCAGGTACACGCCGATCACTGCCACGATACCGGGCTTCCGAGAGGCGTTCTGTGCCACCACTGCAACGCCGGCCTAGGAGCTTTCCGAGATCATGCCGATACCCTACTAAGAGCGGTTGCGTACCTTAAAAACCCAACACTGGAGCAATTAGCATGAGCGAATTAAATGGCAACTATTGCCTGAAGCATGGCGGTACTGGCACGGCCCCTGAGTGCCGAAGCTGTAAAGATTGGCACGAGATTGAACGCCTCGCCGGGCCTCCGGCTTTCACTGCCGAACAGAAAACCGGCGGCAGCGTCGACTATTACAAATGCTACGTCGCTGACCCCATCAGCGGAGGCCCAGCATACACCGCCGAGAGCATCGACATTATCGAAGCGCTCGGGATGACCTTCGCGGAAGGCGAAGCGTTTAAAGCGATCTGGCGTACCTGCACTGGCCGGATGGGCGGCGCGGTAAAGGCTGACAACAAAGCGTTATACAACGCTGAGAAAGTTGAATTCTTCGGCGCTCGCATGGTGCGGGCTGCGAAAAGGAGTGAAGCGGAATGATGATCGAGGATAAGTACGGACGCCTATTTCCTGAAGAACGGGTAAAGCCTCCTTCCCCTCCTGCCATGCGCGTAGGCGACGGCGTATCGAAATCCTCAAAGTTAGGGTTCTATCTTTTCATGTGCACCTTCTGCTTCGGCTGGGGAATTTTCTGCGGGATGCGTATGGCCGGCGGTTGACTACAAGCTGAATCTTGCATAAGGTTGCGTGAATTAAACCAATTCAGGAGAAGGAAGATGATCGACAGCGGATACTCGGAAGAATTTTTAGCTTGGATGTCCACTCTCGGGGAGCACCCGGAGTGGCACAAAGACGTGTTAGAGAATTCACTAGGCCGATTCATGTTTGAAGCTTGGCAGGCCGGGCGCCGCTCGATCGTAGTAGAAATGCCGGGTCTTTGCGTATGGACTACCAGTGATGTCTACGACAAAGAATCTGTAGAAGAAGCGATCACGCGGGCCGGGGCCTCTTTCAAGTGAGCGGCAGCAAAGCAGAACTCCGCGCTAACGCATTGGCGAAACGCGTAGCCGCACTGCGCGGAGAAGGCATTAGCGTAAAGCAAGTTGCGGAATTAGTAGGGGTTGATCGCTCTCGCGTTCGTACTCTTCAACTATTAGGTGAAAGACTTTTGCAGGTGCAGCCATGAAACTACGTGAAGAATTCGAAGCTTGGTTCAAGACCGTTTACAAACGTGACGCCGGGAAGCGAAACGGCCCGCTCTACGTGGACTATGTTGCGTCCACGTCTTGGGCAGCGTGGCACGGATCGAGAGAGGCTTTGAAGAAATGAGTAACTTTAAAAAGGCTTGGCAGGAAGTGAAGAAAGGTGCGCCGCGTGAATTCGGCCTGTTCGTCTTCATGATGGTTTTCGGGGTTTGCGCCGCAGCAATTATCCTGCCGGCGGTTTGGCTTATGAACCAGTTGCCGGATTGGACGTGGTGGATCTGGGGTGCGACCATGGTTATTTGGCTTCTGTTCGGGGACACGATCGGTCGAGCCTATACCGTGCTGCGGAGCAAAGACGAATGAAAATCGGCATACCAGTGAAATGTCAGAACGGTCACCATGCCGTGTGGTTCTACCGCTTTCGCGGCCTTGACGTGATCAGCGAAGGCGTCCCGCCATCGACGAAATGCGACTGCCCTAAGCATGAGATCGGCCAAGGATATTTTGCTACAGGTAATCCATTTTTGGTCGGGAGTACGCCGCAGTGGGAGGAAAAATGAACGACTTGAAAGATAAGTTCGACGAGTGCTTCAAGGCTGAGTTTCCACATACGTTTGAAGCAGCACAGAAAGGCGAGCCGCGGCCGCATGGTGATATGTCGAATGCGTGGTGGGGTTTCAAGATGGGTTACCGTTGCGCCCTACCTACTCCGGAGCCGCAAACCGAACGAGCTGCCTGTAAGCACTGCGTATTCATCGCAGGGTTCTTCACCGCGTCGGCCATAGCTACCCTCTACGTCTGGTACTTCATGTGAAAATCCTAGCCATGCTCTACATGCTAACCGCAAACGGCCCGGTGCCAGTGGCCGCGTACTTCACGCAGGACGCCCAGGTTATCTGCCAGGCGACAGCCGCTGCGCAAAATGCAACTGAGGAAGAGGAGTATTGGTGCGAATGAACCTTATGAAAGGCGATTGCCTGGAAATGATGAAATTGATCCCGGACGGCTCGGTCGACCTTACGGTCACGAGTCCCCCATATGACAATCTGCGCACTTATAACGGCTACTCCTTCGATTTTGAGGGCATCGCTCACGAGCTTTATCGAGTCACAAAACAAGGCGGAATAGTGGTGTGGGTAGTAGGAGACGAAACGGTCAAAGGAAGCGAATCCGGGACATCATTCAAGCAGGCGCTGTTCTTCAAGGAGGTATGCGGATTCAAACTCGCTGACACCATGATTTACCACAAAACCGACCTAGCCTTCCCGCGTCACGGACACCGCAAGTACCCGGCCGCCTTTGAATACATGTTCATTCTTAGCAAAGGTAACGTAGGAGAGTTCAACCTGATTAAAGATCGTAAAAACAAACTGGCCGGCCAGGTGATGAGCGGTACTGTTCGCCAAGAAGACGGCACTACAAAACCTAGCAGGGCCGCAGGAAAACAAGTCGCCGAGTTCGGCTCCCGGTCGAATGTATGGGGTTACTCAACCGGCAAAGGAAAGTCTTCCCCGGATTCCATAGCCTTTGAGCATCCCGCCATCTTCCCAGAGCAATTGGCTCGCGACCACATAATCTCCTGGTCGAAACCAGGGGGTATTATCCTCGACCCCTTCATGGGGAGCGGGACGACTGGGAAAGTAGCTTTGCAAGAAGGCCGACGGTTCATAGGAATAGAGATTAGCCAAGAATACTTCACCATCGCGCAGAAGAGGATCGAAGACGCGATATTCGGCGACCTAGTTTGACGAACGCTTCTTCAATTCCGACCGGCAGAACTGCAACTCGGCGTACTGCCGGTCGAGTCCTCTTCGCAAAGCGAAATAATCTTGTCTAACAGCGGGGTCAAGTTCTGCGGTTCCGCTGACAGCTCCGCCGGAAACGGTTCCATCGGCGCGCACTGCTGCGGGGCAGGTTGCTTTGATCCGCAACCGCTTAGTGCCATCAGCAACAGCCCGCTCAAGAGCACTCGTCTCATTTTCTTTACCCGCCTTGTACTCGATAAACGTCGCCCGAATGGCTTCCGTCTGTGCGCGTGACGCGATTAGCTGTTGGTTCACTGCGTCCACGTTCGCCGCGATAGCGGTATCGGACGCATGTCGGATATCGGCCACGTCGCTATCCCACCGCAACCCCTGGACGTACCACGCGGCGCTGGCGCCGATCAGGAACGCTAGCGCGTAGCCGTAAGCCGAATTCATGCTAATGCTCCCCCTGCTTTTACATACTGCGCCAATAGCTTAGAGATATCGTGCTCCGGCTGAGAGTAACCCGCGCCCGGCAGACTGGCCCAAATGTTCCGGCACTTGTTCACGGCCACGGCAAAACGCCCGGCCTTCACATCGTCCAGGGCGCGGCATTCGCGGATATGTTGGATTGCAAGCAGGTCTTGCGACAGCGGCCCGAAGTCGGGGAGGCGCAATTGTTTTTTGTAATGCGGCCAGTCCTTCAGCATCTGCTGATAGCGCCCGCTGGCGTTGCTGGTCAGGCCCTTGGAGTTGATAACCTTCGACTTACGCCCACCGGCAAATGGATGGTCGCTGAAGTCGGTAAAGGTTTCTGGCTCGCGGTCGATGCCGGTAACGATCACGTCATATCCATCGCGCTTGGTGGCGGGGCTTGTAGAAGTGCCCTCGCTCCATGCGAGCATGTCGAGAAAGGCTTTAAGATTAGGACTCATCAGCGGGCACCTTGTGATCGGTTGGGGAAGATTTTCGCCACGTTACCACGACACATCAGGATCAACCAAAAGAGGAAGCCGAAGACACCTACGTGAAGCCATGGGCTGCCCAAGGCGTGCGGCTCTACTGCTTTGGTCAAGAGCATGACGCCCAACCCCAAATTGGCAGCCGCTAAAAGCGTCGCGAGGGCCGAGATACAGAAACGGTGCCTCGCGCCATGGGGTTGGTAGGAGAGAAGGGTTATCGCGATCCCGAAGTGGAAGACTTCACGGACCATCGTTAGAAAGGTGTCAAACTCCATCGTTATCGCTCCGGCGTTTAAACATCGGGATGCGGTCGAGAATATCCTTCAACCAGTCTGGCAAAGGGCCATTCCTGTCGATAACGTAGTAAAACGCGGTGAAAGCGACGGCGGCCAGTGCCGATACACTAGCTGACACCAACATCGCTTTTTCGTTCCACGGCAACCCGGGCACATTAGGGTAGCAAAACACCCCCGCCGCATAGCCCAAACCAAACGAAAACAGGCCGAGTTTCAGCCTTTGCCAATACGTGGTCGCCATGGGCGCAGCTAGAAAAAAGCAGCACCCGAACGCGGCGCCGGTTGCCGCCCATGGGTGGATCGCCAACATAACGACGCACCACCATAGGAGGGCTTCGCGGGTGCACTGATCAAACATCGCGGCGCCTCTTCAGTTCCAATTAAGATGGCGCCAAGTGTACCACTGTGATATGTGGTCGGGGAATCGCGTTACGTCACAGGGTCGTAGTTGTCATCGTCCGCGTACACTCGCACGTCGTATTCCACCGCTTCCACCTTGCACGACTTCGTGCCGTTAGGCGTAACGTCCGTGATCAGCGCCGGGTAAACCCACTTCGAGCCCTCACCGAATTGCAAAACAGGGGGCTCAGTTACGCCGGTCAGATCCGGCTCAAAGTCCAGGGTGCCAGGGATCGTGAACCGGGTGTCGTCGATGCGGGTAGCGACGTAAGGGCCAGACGCCGTACCGTCGCGACGGCGCACCAACACCTTGTAGGTGCCGGGTTGCGTCCAGTCGAAAGGCTGTGTCGATTGGATCAAGGTATTCGCACCCATAACCGCGAGGCCCTTCATCTCAGCAGACTGGCCATATTTTGGAACGCTTACCCCGAGCGCGGCATAGTCGAAATATGCACTGTTCAGTGCGTCCAATTCGGTATTAAACGAGAAGTTCTTCGTGCGATACAGCAACTTGCGGCGCTCACGCATGCCCCACTGCCAAGCTTTACGCCGAACGCCCACGCCTTTCAATGTGAGTTTCTGCACCTTCGTACCTGGCTCGAAAGACCCATCCGCCAAGCGCAAACGGCACTGCACCACTTCATCCTGTTGCGTGGTGTGATCGAAGTATTCAACGTCCACGCCGTCGAACTGGTCGGGCAGTGCGGCACCCTGGAACTCGTAGGTCAAAGGTTTGAGCATCACTTGGGGGTTGTAAACGTGGTCGAACACGTCTCCGCGCGCCTCGTCGCGGATCGGCTTAATAACGCCTCTGTCGATAGTCAGATCCGAGAAGCCGACCGTTAGGCACTCCTGCAGGGCCGACTTGACGGTGCCCGCCGTTGCGGTGATTCGGTCGTACGTGTCGCCGCGGGGAGTCCAGTGGGTGGACTCCAAGCGCTCCAGCTCAACGATGTCAAGGTCTTCGGTGTCGGAATACCCGATACTACGGACCACGTGGCCGACCCAAGCGGATATTTCACGCGTAGCCACCGGCGCCGACCAAACCCCGCCGCGCAGGATAGGCAACATCCGGGTGCAGTCCACCGACACCAAGCTTTCCGTTTGGGACGCCAACCTGTCGCCGCCACGGATGTCGCAAGTCAGCATAGTGGTGTTCGGGAAGCTGGTACGACTAGCGTTTACCATGCGGCCCTTGAGGCCGATCCACATCATGCGGTCCTGGATCTCGGTGTTGTTCATCCCGCCGATTTTCGGTGAACGCTTAATTCGGCACTCGGGACGCATCGCGTAAGGCAGATCGATCGCGTACGTGTAGCCCACGATGTCGAAAGTCTCGTTTGTAGCGGAACTCTCAACGACAGTCCACGCACCCCCGATAGCCAAGTCGCGGTATTCAAACTGCTGGGTGCCGGTAACGGGACCCTGCTCCCCCTTCTTACCCAAGAAGATCATGCCGGAAGGGTAGAGGATGTCCCACTCGACACGCGTCACCAAATCGCCTTCAGGACTGGCGGGGAAGGGCCCTCGGTATCCGCCTACGAGGTTGGACGAGTCGATCCGCACTTGGGCTTGGTTGGATGACATCAAGGGCCACCCCGGCCAGTTGTCGTCGGTGGCAGCGGTAGAGTTCAAACGCTCCACTTGCAGGATCTGATCGCTACGCCCGAGTACGCGCCAGCGCAAGCCCCGGAACGCGATCGCCATCGTCACCAACCCCGTCACCAACCCCGTGGCCGGTACGCCGCCCTCGTAGTCGAGCTGCAATTCGCCTGGCACGGAAGAGTCACCCGGAATAACCGAGTGAACGACGTAGTTGCCGGTGTTGTCGCCCGCGATCTCGATAGTGTCGCCGGGAACGAATCCAAGCGAGCCGATGTCGCCGACGATAACGTCGCGACTGTCGTCTCCGGTGCCGTCGACGATCGTGTATTGGTACGGTGCGGCCACGGCGATAACAAGGCCGTCTACCCAGTCGGAGGGAAACGTGCCCGCGCCGGTAGGAATAGTGATCGAGTCGCCTGCGAACTGGAAAACAGGCGACGTGGCTTGGTTAGTGAAGTCGCTGCCGACAGTCAGCTCCAGCCCCGCTGCACCGGTAGAACTGGCCCCTACCTCGGGTGCCGTGTACCACGCGAAGTGGGCCGGGTCGCCCGACATGTCAGCGCCCGGGGCGTAGAACGCGAAACGGGCATCCGCACCCAGGGAGATAAGCGCGGTTTGCCCTACCTTCACACGGGAAAGCGACGTCGAATAACTGCCACGGCCAACGCACAAATTCATTTCGATGCGCTGTTCCCGCGGAGCCGCGAAGTACCGGCGGGGACTGGTCACATAATCCGGGTAGCGGGCTGGGTTGCGCCCCGCGAGTTCAGGCACGATGTCATTAATCTTTACCTTGTTGCCTTTGGCGCTCGCCTCATCCAGCGCTTCACCGCTGCCGCGCGAACTGGTGTTCACGGTCGGCAGCTTGGGCATAAGCGCGTTAAGAGCAGCCTTGGCGCCGAAGATCAGCGCGAAGGTGATGGAGAAGGGGTCCGTGCCTTTCGGTTCCCGGTAAATCTCCAGGTGATCCGAAGGCGTGAAGACTTCCGACTTCCACTGGCCGGGGAGCAACTGGTCGCCGTTCACGTAAACGCTTATCGGGAGCATGTCGAGTTGCGGGTCCGGCACCGTGATGCCGTTCGCCCGAAGCCAAGACAAAACGGTTTGTGGCGACGTCGTTTCATATCGCTCGACGTTCTCTTCCGACAAGCGGCTCGCAAACACTTCGATCATGTTCTTTCTCGATGATATGTCACGCAAACGTGGTCTTGCTGCCACTCGTGCAAAGGCAGGAACCGGGCGCCGCGGGTAGGGTTGATCTCAAGTATGCGCAACTGACCTCGGTGCGACAAGACGACGGCCACGTGCGTGCAGATTTTACCGATCATAACTGCCGCTATGGCGCCGTGTTCGGGGTCGCACTCTTCCAGTAAAGCCGACTCGGCCAGGTAGGCGCGGGTGAAGTCTCGTGGGTTGGTCCGGCGAAGGGCGCCGTATTCCGGTAGCAGGGGCAACCCGAGCATCTCGTGCCTTACGGCGCGCACCAGGCCCCAGCAATCGTATTTCGAAGGTCCGCGCGCGCCGTCTTCGTAGGTGCACTCAAGGAACTGGTTGATCATCAGATGTCCCTCAATCCGGGGAATTCGTTCACCGTGTACAGTTCCCGGGGCCAGCTCACCCCGATCATGTTGAAGTACCCCATCTGCAACTGGGCGACAACACCCTGAATGCTGCCCGAGAGTAACGTTAAGCGGTAAGGCTTTTCGGCAGGCGCGCCAAGGTTGCTCAGAAGGTAAACGCGGAACACGGCGGTCACACGGGCTTGCGCGGCCCGCGAGTCGTCCACTCGGTTCGACACCTCGCCAGTGGTGTTATCCACCGCGAAGGTAAGCGTCTGGTTGCCGGTGTTGTTCCGGCGCGCCAACTGAGCGTCCATGTTCGCCGCTTCGAAGAGGACGCTACGGGCGTCCTCTGTCGTGCACGTCCGATCTGTGAAACCGTTGCAGATAGCGATCGTCTCGAAAGCGTCGCTCGATATCTCAAGCGTCAGCAAGCGCTGCTCAGGGCCGGCGCTTGCGTTCACTTCGGCAAGGGTTTGGCTAGCAGTCTGAATCATGGCTTGATCTATACCGAATACCATTTAGATATGCCGTCGTTTACCAGGTGGCCTTGCCGCCGCTCAAGAAACTTGCTTTCTTGCAGGCCGATAGCGACCATCAAGAGCATGACCTCCTTGCTGCGGAACGAAGGCGCCAACAGGTCTAAGCCTGAGTTTATGGTGAATAGAATGTCTGAGTTGGGCATTTAACAATCCATCAATAGATTTCTGGCATCAAGCAGATAGCCAGCCTTAAAAATATTTATAGCGAAACCTCTAAAATAGAGACGCTAAACCCTGGTGGATCTCCATCAGGGTTCGCGGTCACATAGACGTAGTCAATTCCATCCAGCCTAGTATCGCCAGGTGCTACCCCTTCTGCTCCCGCAACCATTTCGTAAACCGTATCCCCCGCGTGAAGGTCTTCGTTATTAGCTGGAGTTGAATTAAGTGTGTAAGTCTTCATTTTTCTGCGCTCACGCCATGTCAATATTGATTGAAATTCGGGCAACCGAGCCAGCGGGTCCTGCGGTCGCAAGCTTGTAGCGTATCACCACATTGGTCGCGTCTGCTGAGACAACCTCAAGATAGGCCACAGTATGAGTGGTGGTGTCCGGCGAGGAAACCATCCATGTCGGAACAACCTTGAGTCGATCTGGAGCATAGAGCAGGCCGTGCGCAATTGTCAGCGACTGAACCAGCACTGTGTCCATAGGCACAACTGCGCTTTGGATACTTGCCTTGGTGCTCTTAACAACGGCCCCGCGAGTAACAATACTGATCCGGTCACTAGCTCGCGGTGACTGCCCGGTAACGGGCACTTGTCCGGCGCTGGTCCCGATACTTAGACGCACTTGGTTGTCCGACCCTGATACGTAGTTAAACCCGGTCTCGCAATTACGGATTTTGCAGTTTATTTCGGAGTCTGTAGTCGCAACAGTCATGGCCGTACTGCCAGCAGCGCTGAAATTACGAATTGTCAGATCAATGGTGTGGCCAGTCCCGGAGATTGAAACGCCATTATTTGGCCTCGGGCTTCCAATGGCGTTTAGGTCTAACGTACCGTTTAGGGTGCAGTTCGCCCCAGTGATAATCAATCCAGTAGAGTTTTCAGCCTGCGCCCAAACCGCGCCGTTGAAGTTGCTGATTTGGCAGTTTTGCCCGGATATTACGCTATTAGTCGTGCCGCCTAGGTTGAACGCCCGCCATTTCGAAATTTGCACGTTGTTAGCTGCGACTGTCAGGTTATCCCCGTCAGTTACTAGCGTATCAATGCGGGCAATGCCGCCTATGTACGCGCCAGTATCTGCGGCGGGGTTTACCCCACGGCCGTTGGCGTAGGTGTGCAGCAAGCCTACAGAGTCGAAGCTCCCGCCGTAGGTATCGGTTTCCTCAGAGTAGAACCCCCATCCATCGTTTCGGCCGCACGTTATGCTACGTGCTGCGTTGTTATGCGGGCCGCGGCAGTGCCAGCCAGCAAATCCACCGTTATCCATAACTACCACGTCATGAAATCGACCCTCTTCCTGAGCGCGCCAGCTAGAGCCGGAAGCATTGGCCGCGTCCTCGGTGTAGATGCCGATATTTGCGCACCCGAAAATCATGACGGTGCCCCACAGTAACTGTGAAGGCCCGTAAAACTTGACGCCCGTACCCGAGGTGTTACCACCTGGGTTGCTTGCCGCGTTGAACCTGTTACCGTTCACCCGCAAGTCCATAAGCCCGAACCATGACGGCACTCGCGGGTCATTTACCGTAAGGCCACTACCGGTAAGGGCATCAAAGTTCTCAGACTTGATAAAGTCTCGGTTCACGCCCGGAGTTTGACGCAGCTCGTGAACCCAAACGCCAAGCCCCTTAATCAAAATTGAGCGATCAAGGGTGATGTAGTCGGCTTGATAGATCCCGTACGGCCCGAGCGTGAGAACCCCACCGCCTTGAGCTGTAAGGTATTGCCTTGCGGCTTCGAATGCCTCCGTCCAGTTCCATGTGTCAGGGTTGCTGGCGTTACCCTTATTGGTTGCCTTGTCAGAAAAATCATAGATATCGACGGTGAGCTGCGATAGTTTTTTAGCTACCGTTGCGTCTTCCAATTCCCATGGGCGGCCCATTGTTGTTCCGACCATTCCGGCACCAGTTGGGGCGGCCAGTTGCTGGCGTACAGAGGCATCCTCACGCGGCGTCAGGCTGGCGACAGCCACGTCCCAAACGCCCGAAAGCACGACCGGGAAAGTCGCCGGCAGCTTGACCGAGTAGAGCTGCCCCTCATGCGAGATTAACTGCGTCGGGCGCAACACCTCTAGCGGGCTGCCTTCCACATACGGGATTGGCGTACTTTCAAACTGGGTGTTAGTCAAAAACTGGTTGAACACGTTTTCGCGGTTCGTCTGCGCCTCGTCGAAGTCGACCGAGCGTTGAACCTGGGCTTCTTGAAAAGCCGCCTCGATACCTGCCCACGACAGGCGCGGCACCCCGAGGCGGTCCAGGTACTGGCGCAGCTGACCGAGCATCAGGTCGTCAAGGTTTTGGGCGTTGTCCAGCAGGTCGCGGACGTCGGTCGACCCTAGCGCGTTTCCAGTTGCGTAGATTGTCATGCTAGGGGCCACTCCTCGTTCATCGCGATATCAAAAATGTCGGCCATCAGGATCCAGTCCGGCGCCAGTTCTGCCCAACCTGGCGGCAATAGGGGTTGGAAGCGCAGTTCCACTTTGCAACTGTACTCCCAAATAAACTTGCCGAGCAGTGTACCGCCTGAAGGCTTCTCTGTGAACCGAACCAAGTGGTTGCCGAAGCCCAAGGGTGTCAACATCTCCATATTGAACCACGCGGCTTTGACTTGCTTGGTCTGGAAATACTCGAAAATCTGCGCTTCGGCTTGACTAAACCGAAAACGCAGGTTGCCGGTAGAGGGGCCTTCCTCGAAGTCGACCCGCTGCCGAGCCCTGCCACTGTCCATCTCGGTGCGGATGATGTTGTTGTAGGGCGTGAAGCTATAGCCGTCTCGCAACGGCAACGGCAACCCTTTAGGCCACGTTAAGAGGTCTGCCATCAGGAACCCACCGGCCTAATGCCTGTTTTGCGCGTTAAGGCGTCCATAACGTCATCGTCCGCGTAAAGTTTGGCGATCCAAAGATCGATATATTTCTGCCCATTCTCTTCCCGCGTTTCGGTTTGTCCGGCGCGGGATGGATCTTCAATCAAGTTTACCGTAGTGCTGCCCACGTAGGTAGGTTTAACGTTGCTCAACGTGTTATCCACTTGATTGCTGGTCGATGCGTTAACCGGTACGCCTTGGAGCAGAGGTGTAGTCGCGGACGAGGCGCCTTTGCGCATAGCTTCCACGGTGCCAACGCCACCGGCACGGCGGATGTCTTCTTGGCTCCATACGACTTCGCCTTTGTGCACGATGCCCGCCGCTTCGTACTTGCCGCCCGAACCGGTGTAACCGCCGTCTGCGAAGCCACCGAGCAAGGCGAAGGCCGCAACAAGCGCCGCACCACCTACTACCGCCGCTGCACCGAACGAGCCGATGGAAGCTACCAGGGCCGCCGGTAGCCATGAGGCGACAGTCTGTGCGGCGGCAGCGAGGTTAGCCGCCAGGGTGGTCGCGATACCCGCCAAAGAGCTAGCCGTGGTGGTTGCGTCGGCGGCCAGTTTGGCAGCGGTCTTCGTACCTTCTGCCGCCACTACTGCACCGGCTTTCGTAGCCTCGGAAGCGACTGTGGCGGCTTCTATCGTACCGATGCCGAGCAATTGAAGGGTTTGAGTAACGATCCACTTCGCGGCGATCTGCTCAAGCGCACCGAGGATCGAGGACGCCATACTGACGCCAAGGTTCGCGAACGCCTCCCCAACTGTTTGGGTGCCGCGGATGATCCCGTCCAGTCCACTGGCGACCGAACTGGTCGCGTCGTTGAGCAGGGTAGTTGCAGCTTCGGCGCCTTGGGTACTGAAGTCCCTCGCTTCGTCCGCATAGTTCGCCCACGCTTCAGAAGCGCCGTTAAAGAAGCTTTTCGACGCGGCGTCTACTTGGTTGTAGTAGTCCTGCTGCTGCACCAGGCGGGTGGCTAAGGCTTCCTGAAGGGCGTCCGTCTCCTTTTTATAGAGCGCGTCACTGATTTGACCTTTGTTGTTCTGCGCCTCTAGCTGGTTCTGCTGGTCAGCGAAGCTCTTGCGCAGCGCTAACTCTTCTTTCAAGCGTTCGCGCGTCTTGCTGCCCTGCCCGATGCCGGCCAGTTGAGAGTTATAAGCGTCCTGCGAATTGTTGTTCTGCGATGTCAGGTTGTCCTGAAAAGCTGCGAACTTCTGGTCTTCCTCATAGCTCTGTTTGCGTAGCGCGATCTCACTCTCGATCGCCACGTTGCGCTTGAGCTGCGCGCGGAGCAAATCTTGGTTAGCGAGCAGGGATTTTTGATCGGCGGTCGTGACATCCTTGGCCTTGATGCCGGCGATCTTTTGCTCGAATTCGGCCAGGGCTTTCGCCTGAACACCTAGCGTCCGGTACTTGCCTGTTTGCTCTTCGACCGAATCGTTTTGCAGTTGCAGTGCCGCACCTTGCTCACGCAAAGTCGCTAAGAGACGTTGCCCCTCGTTCTCCCGATACTTAGGCGTCGCGGCTACTTTAGGGTCTTTGTACTTGTTGTTGATTGCGGCGATCTGCTTAGCCTGCTCATCCGCAGAGATAAGCAACGACTGGTCGCCTGTCTTCTTGGCTTCCTGCACACGGCGTTCAACCAAAAGGCGATACGCGCCTATCTCCTTTTCGCGCTTATCGGCGTTGGACTGTGTGTCACTACGCAACTTGTCCAGTTGGACTTGATCAGCCAGTGCTTGGGCTTGGGCTTGCTGGGCGGCGCCTTTCGCGGCGGCGCGTCGGTCTTGTTCCGCTTTCAGAATCAGTTTTTGGGTACGGTCCGCCTCCAATTGCTGCGTGCGGAAATCATCGCTAGGCGTGAGGTTGCCCACCCCGTCGCCTCGGCGGGGGGTGTTCAATTCGCGAGCGTTGGCGATCGCTTGCAACTGGTCGTCGAGCTTCTTGATCTGCTGGTCCAGCGTGTCTTCGCGCCCGATGTTCAGGGCAGCGTCCCACGCCGACTTAGCCGCACTTGTAACGGCGTTCCAGCTAGTCTCCAGGTAGCCCAGGTTCTTTTGAACACCCTCCGCTGTGCGTTGCAAACCGCCTTCGTAGGCCGCGTTAGCGATTTCGGCTGCAGCAGCGGCGTCGCCTTGATCCTGCAAGGCTTTGATCTGCGAGTACGTGGACGCCGTGAGGAAGTTCATGGTGTCGTTTAGCTTGAGAATTTCCGCCGTCGGGTCGCGCGCGATCTTCTCAAAGTTCTTGACCGTTTCGGTCGCGGCTTGCCCGGTCGCCTTCTCGAACGCCAACGCCGCTATGGCGATTTGCTCGAAGGACTCTTTCGGGATGCGCGTGGAAGCCGCCAATTGAGCTAATACACCGGCCGCTTTGTTGCCCGTGCCACCTGACAACGACACCTGCTGCGCCAAATCAGCGAGCTGGCCCGTGGTCGTGCCCGCCGTGTTGCCGGTCAGCGCGAGGGCCGAGCTAAACGCGGTAGTCTCGTCGCTGCCCTGCTTATAGGCCAGGGCCAACACAGCGGCCGCAGCGGCGGCGATCGTGAAGGGATTGACAAGCCCGAGGACGTAACCCCCAAGGGCTTTACTCGCTTCGCCGATGCCGCCGAACATGTCCTTGAGCTGCCCGCCTTGCTGGAGGAGAACTGTCAAGGGCCGTTGGCCGCCTTGAAGCGAGACGACGATGTCCGTGAACTGCGCGGGGATACCACGTAAGTTGTTCTGGTACTGTTTGAGCGTTTGGCCGTTCGCCGCGAAAGCTTTCGTCGTCTTGTCGATCGACGTACCTTGGGCGAGGAGCGCTTTTTCGTTCTGTGCGAGGATCGCGCTCAGGCGATTGTATTCGCCGTCCGGGATGAATTTCTTTTGCCACAATTCGTCCAGCTTGATCTGCTGGGCGGTTACTTTTTGGAGGGCGCCCGCTACAGGATCAATGGACGCCGTTAATCGGTCGGCGGACTTTTCCAAGGATCGGATAGTCCGCTCGCTCTGCGTCATACCGCGCTCGAAACCTGCGGTATTTGCGATCAGGTCAACCGTTAAAGCACCAAGCGAGCCTTGTCCGGACATGTCATATCACCAGCTTATGGGTTTTTCGAGTATGGATACTGCAGACCCCACTTTGCGTTAACCCGAACTCCTTACCTACGCTCGATTGGGATTCGCCTGCGGCCACTCTTCTGCGGATCTCGCGGATATCATCCTCCGAGAGTTTAGTTCTCGCCCTCGACATGGTTTTCCTTTGCTCTTGGGTCCTTTTTGAGCCGGTGTGCGCCTTCGCGGTCTTCGCGGTAGCTTCTGGCGAGCGGGTGCGCCCTCGGAGTTTTTGCATCCTTTTGGCGATTGTTTCAGGCGATTGTTTTTTACCGGTGTTCAATCTCCTGAGATGTTCTTTCTGCTCTTCTGTCTGCTTACGACCTCTTTGCGCCGCAGCAATTTTCCCTCGGGTAGCAGCGTCGAGCACCCTGCCTACACCTTTACCCTTACGCGCCGCGCTGATCCTTTCGCAGACTTCTTGAGTCTCTTTACGTCCGCGCCGGTTAGTGTTACCTCTCGCCCTCTCAGCCGCCGCTGCTTTCGCTTCGTCGCTATGCCGATACCCCAGCACTGAACCTGCAACTTTGCAAATGTTATATGCGGGTTTCAGGGCGTCTAGCGCTCTTTGCTCGAACCAAAGCAGGTGTTCTTTCGAGCAGATCAACAAACGCTTGAACTGGAAAGCGTCTTCACCATACTTATCCCATGCGCGTTGCAGCACTACTGAGTGGTGTTCGCCTCGGGATAGTTGGGTTTGGTGCAGCTTCCACCGACTGTTAAACCGTACCGCGCTGCCTACGTAGCATTTACCGTTCGCGGTATTCGTAATCTGGTAAATGCCTGTTATCACCTTCTTACCCCTTTTTAGATGCCTGCAACACCATCATGAAATCTTCGAGCGTCGCCAATTTCAGTTCATCGTCTACTTCCCGGTTAGGGATGAAGTCCTTGACGGTAGTTCGCTTGTTGCCCATCAGTTGGCACGCGGTTGTGCATATCAGTGCGGCGGCTTGCTCCACTCGCTCTGCGACGTTCACGCCCCCGTGGCGCCGGATGTACTCGGCCCATTGTCGCGCTTCGACCATGGTCATATTGCGCTGGGCCTCGGCGATCGTGCGACCGCCGACCCCGTTCAGCACTATTTCGAACCAGAAGTCTTCCGGGGTTTCGTCTTTGCGGGCTGGTTCACGTCGTTAATCACGTTCAGCAACGCGAGGAACAACGAGTCGCAGATCGCGCCACGGGAAGCGTCAGCGGTGCCCAATACGTCTTCCGCGGTCATTACCGGGTTGCCACTGTCGTCGCAGATCATGGTCGCGATCCGTGCGGCCAGGTGATCCTGGCTCACTTCAGCGGCTTTCCAAGACTGGGTGATGGTGTGGTAGGAAGCGACGCGGACGTGAACGTCTACGGTTACTTCACCTTCCGCGCCTTCGAACGTGATCTCGCGTTTTACGAAGGGCTCTTTGGCGCTTACGAAAGCGCCTTTAGCCACGAGGTTTTTAAGATCCATGGGTTAGCTCGAAGATTTAGGGACGAGAACCGGCTCACCGGAGATTTGAATGCCGACAGTCGAAGTGACCACCGTGTTCAAGCCGAACGTGAACGGGAAGCTGTTCATGTAGCCGTCGTAAACGATCCAGCTACGGGTTGGTGGCAGAACGAATTCGTCGTCGCCCGAGGAGGCGATCGCCGCTGTAGGGGCGAGAGTGCCGTCGGAGAAACCAACGGCCCACTTGAGCTGGGTGCCGGCCGACTTCAACTGGTGCATACGCACGTGGTTGACTTCCTTCGGATCGAACTGCAGACCGAAGGTCGCGGCACCCGGAGTAGCCAAACCGGCTTCGTAAGTGCGAACCAGGTTGTTCAGGCAGGTCGTTTCGATCTGGTCGATAGCGGTGTCGATGCCGTCCAGGGATGTAATGCAGCCGACGTCGAGTACGGTGTGCGTGGCGGGATCGATCAAGTACAGATCGGTGCCCTGACTCTTGATAGTCATGTTTGGTGCCTCATGAGGTGTTTGAACGTTCCGGGCAAGCATACCACGGTAGCCGACGCGTGCAAATTACCGATTGACAAGCCAGGTTAGGTCGAACCCGGTGCGCCACAACTTTGTGGTGTCCTCTCGTTCGGTGCCCCTGTACGAAGTCAGATGGCTGTCAAGCTCCACCGCATACCGGATCGCTTTCGCGACGTCCGTACTGGACGTCTGCGTAAGGCCGTACACGTCGACCTGAAGGTCCGCGCGGTCGGCATCCGGGCGGCGGTCTAGGCGGTTGAAAGGGGACCCTCCGATCCACTGGTACACCACATATGGCTTGGCTACGTTCTGCGGAGCTTCCCCAAACGGATAAATGCGCGGTGATGTTCCGCCCAAGAGGGCTTGCACGGTGGGGTCGGCTTTGCACACTAAGTAAAAAGGGGTGTCCATTATGAAATATCCAGTTTGAGCAATTGATACTTCGCGGAACTCAAGAATTCAGCGAATACCGCTTGCTGGTTTAAGTTCAGCGCGTTACGCAGGAAGGGCCGCGCGCGGATGCGACTCGTCCCCAACTCTAACCAGTGCCAGTAATACGTGTTGCCGCCGCCTACGCCGCGTTTACGACGGCGAACGCCGACTGACACTTTCGTGTCTCCGGTCTCCTCGAAGTATTTCACGTCTTCGATAAGCGCGACGTTTTTGGAGATGTCCGGGAACGTGGCCGGGTCGTCCAGGTTCTGCGCGCGGGAGATGGCGTCTTTCAGGACGATATCCATGGCGTCTTTTGCAGCAGGCACCACGATTTTGCGCTGGATCTCTGCCGGCAGCGTCTTGAAGATGCGCGACAAGTTGTCTACACCACGCAGTTTGTAGGAGATCGTGTCGCGCATGGGCTGCCCTCGTTCGTTGCTGACAGAATACCACAGGCAAGAAAAAGCCCCGAGTTTTTAGGTCGAGGCTTTTTATAGCATGGCTCCACGTACAGACGATCTTAATGGGTATTGGCCTAAGCCTCAGGGCTCCTGATCATGGAACAGTCCCAAGCCCTTTTTCTAGTGCTACGCACTCATGCGGGACAAACCTTACTACGCCACCCGGCGGAATGCAAACGACGTGATACCGTCACGGCCTAGTTCCGTTTCGGCGTGGTTCACTTCGACGCACTCAAAGCCGAGACTCGCGCACCAATCGATAAAACCTGTCAACGTGAAATAGTGCAAATGCTCTCCGGGCTTGTAGTGTTTTGATTGCAGCACGTCGGCCATGTCGTCGTAAATCGGCATCGAGACGAACAGCCAATTGTTTACCCGTTCCCGCAACTTTTCGGGTTCCGGGATGTGCTCCAGGCTATCCCAACAAGTGACGGCGTGAACCCGTGAAAAACTGGTGTAGGGGTCAAGGTAGCAATCACCCGCGTGCAGCCAGTTCGCCGCGTCTTTGCAGACGTCGAAACCGCACCCCATGGACTCTTCGACGTAGCGCCCGCCGCCGATCCCGATGTCCACTCCGAGACGTGGGTCGGTGTATTTGCGCACCAGTTCCAAGCGTGCTTTGGTCAGCATCGCGCCCATAGGCTGCGCGTCCAAGTTTTGGTAGTGCGCGAAATAGTCGCCGCTATACAGCATCGCGGGCCGGGTATGGAAACCCTGTCCCTTTTCTTCAGACCACAACAAGGTGTCGGTCAGCCCATTCGGTAAGTTTTGCGTCATAGTTTGAGATCCGTTTGTCGCACGTGTGTTGTTTGAGGCGGCACCGGCAGAAGTTGTCGGGAACCGCGAAGGTGATGTTGGTTTGCTCGCGAGGCGTGATCAGTTCCGGGGCATTATAGCCCCCTTGGCCGCCGCAGATGATCCACGCGGGTACTTTGGCCGCGAGCGCCGCCGGTACCAGCCAGCCGATACCACCGATCACCGCCGAGGCATTGGCGACGAGCGACAGGAGTCGTTCGACTGGCAGTTCGCCTTTCAGATAGTAAAGGTCTGCCGGTGGTGGATGGCCTCCTGCGAGCCACTCTACGCCGTCTACTAGATCCGCAACGCATACCACCCGATATCCTTTCTTCATGGCTTCTACGGCCGCCAATGCGATATACCAAGGATCTGGATTCCGGGTATCGGCACGCCACTCGCTACGCACTGTAGCTGGGCGCACAACGACGTACTTACCGGTTTCAGGCGACGGCGGCAGAGGCGGCAGATCGAACTCGCCCGGCGCCACGCCAAAGCACGCTGTCATGCCCGGAATGATGCCCTCGGCGCCGTAACGGATGTGCCGGGCCGGTTGTCGGCCAGGTGGCAGAACCCAGTCGGCATGGCGCGCGATGTTCTTAGCCTGTGTGCGCAGCGTGGTTTGCGGGCGGATGAAGTGGACGCCCGGGATATCCTGGAATAGCTCAGGCCATGGGGTGTCGAGGTAAACCGGCTTTGGCAACATCTTCACGAAAGCACGTTCGTAAATGTTGTCGCCTAACCCTCGGTGATTATGAATTAGCATTGATTATGCCGTCCCATTTCTTACCCTTTTTCATATTGTCGGTGGCCCACAACGGTTGCAAGTTAGTCAGCGCCCAGCAAACCCTAGCGGTGCCTTCCAAATCTACCGTAAAATCGAAGGAGGCGACCGGGCGTTTATGATCTATGTGCCACTCGCCGTAATTTTCCCAAGACATGCCGGGCAAGAATAAACTTTCTAGGTGTGCTTTCAGCTCTTTCGTTCCGTACCCGGCGAACTCTACCCAGCTTTTTCCATTCTTCTTCCCGCGCAAAACATCTCGAAAGCGATTGCCCATAGAATCGTGGACGCGCTGGTGTATGTTTTCCGCCCTTCTCTTTTTTAAATATGCCCTTTCTACATGGCGATTCTCGGCTCTGTAGGCGAGCTTTCTAGCAGCTTGTTTCTCAGGGTCACGCCTAGCGCCTTCGCGAGCGTGTCGTCGGACAGTTTCAGGATTACGCTTTTTCCAAGCGGCTTTTATTTCCCTACTCTTTTCGCGATTTTCTTCAGCCCATTTCTGAGCACGCGCTATGCCTATTTCCTTATTGGCTTCGCGATAAATTTTAGCAGCGGCTGCGGCGCGCTCTTTATTTTCTGCGTACCATGCTGCGGACTTAGCTATCGCACATGCTTTACACATGTGGGTATAGCCGTCTAGTGAGGATTTGTTTCGGTGGAAATCTTCTAGCGATTTCGTCTCGCGACATTTGTTACAAGGTTTCATTCTGATGCTCTCGGGTCAAGGAGGCTTATGGTTGTCAACCGGGGTAGAATAAAAAAGCGGAAAGCAGTGACTAGCTGCCGTGTCGGGTGCCCCCTATCCGCGCTTCAGATTTTAGATTCGCTACAAGCCTTTTGCAACTCTTTTTCGAGCATCCCCAAACGATAGGCCGTGAGCGCGGTTTCCCGTGAGCAATTCACGACCTGCGACTTTTCGGGAAGGCGGCAATGCTGCGCGTTCCACTTCTTGCAAAGCGCTTCGTCTGGGTTTTTGGTGTTTTCGTGGTTCCCATGCCAGTGCGTTCCGTTGTCGACGGTGCAGTCGTACCCAAGAAGCAACACGCGCTCGGCGCCCAGTTGGAACGCAAGCTGGATAGCGCGGAGGCCGGAATTATACTCACCGTACGCAGTGTGCAAGTTCAAACCGTGTTTGGCGGACGCCTGGCGAGTACAGGTCCAGCGCTTCGGGCCGTCGGGAAGCCCGGCCGCGTTCGCGTCCCACCAAGCGAGATCCCCGGCGTACAGGTGATCCGCCCAGGGTACTAGCTTCCACGAACTATTAACGACGATCGTCGGCAAGCCTGCGGCGCGCACCAAGTCGCAATCGTGCTGGTTGAGGCTTGGGCCGGAGGCGATGCAGACGAACGTCCGGCCCATAGGATTACGCTTCGAGGCGTTGCTTGAGGACTTCGGAATACTCGGCCATAGTCTTAGCCTGAGCTTCCATAAGCTTTTGGGATTTAGCCGGTAGGTCTTTGAAAGCGGGGGTTTGTAAGAAGGCCGAGAGCTTCGACAGACGATCGTCAAGCTGGGCTTTCTCCCCGATTACGCGCTGAACGTGAGGCGGCAGTTCCTTAACTTGGCCGAGTGGCAGATACGCAGCTTTGAAGACCTCTTCAGGGCTCCAGCTCTTGTACCCATCTTCGTATTCGACGCCGAAGCCCGGCAATCCGTTCTTGGCTTCCGGCCATGCTGTGATTTGTTTAGTGCCGATGTATTCCTGACCCATTTGTCTTGCCTCTGCTTGTTAAAGGTTGAATTCTACCCTTCATTCACACCGAGCGAAACGGGCGCCGACACATAATCACGCCCACTTTCCTGATCCGGCAACCATGCGTGCACGTTGTAGATGTCGCCATTGTGCAAAATGCGTTGCTTGGCATTCAGGCCGGGACGACGACGGATCACAATACGCCCGATGATCTCGGATTGAATAGCGGCAGCGGCGAGGAATTCCCGACCGCTGGCCGGGGCGATGCGAGCGGGTACGTTCGCGAACATGGTCACCCACTGCTCTTCGAAGCCGCCAGTTTCCTCGTCGCGCACCGCTACCCAATCCTGGATGTCGATACGGTGCCGATACTGCCCTGCGCGGCTCATTCGGTCTCCTCGGAGGGTGTTTCCACCTTCACACACTTAAACACCTTTTTACCGACGTAGAAGCCGCCGAGCTTTTCGCACTCCGCCTCGACAGTTTTGTGGGCGTTCACCCATCCGCACAGATGCCCGATGAGACAGCCTATCGCTAACCCTATGAAGAAATTCATACGAGGGCCGGTGAACGGAGGGGGTACAGCAAAGCCGTAACAGGTTTCGGGAGGTACCCTTGTTCAAACGCGCTGTCCGGGTTCTCATCGCGATCTTTGTACAGAAAGCCGACCATAAGCAGCGTGGCCGCAACAACCGGGTAGCTGACGATCCGATCGCCGGAGCTATCGACAACATACGTGGGGTCGCCGGAGCTATCAAGGATCGGGTTGTCGTTGGTATCGCGCTCGACCTCGTAAGGCGAAGCGCTTTTCAGGTAGTTCTTGACCGCGCCGGACGCCGCCTGAACGTAAACCGTGATAAGCCCGTCGTCTTCGTCGTGGTCCATGTTCAAGTGCTGCTTAGCGCGCGCCAGCGTAACGTACATCATAGTTTGACCCCCTTGGACGCGTCGAAGGTGCTCGCGTTCTCCCGGAGGTCTTTACCATTGCGGCCTGCTTTGACTACTAAAGTCCAAGAGTCGCTGGAACCCGGCTTGTCGACGTTTTCTGATTTGACTGATGTCCACTGGCTGCCCGCCCATGTTACGTTATCGTGCTGATCGTAGGCTTCACCATCCTTATGCACGCCTTTGTAGATCTGAATTGGCATGACGAACTTCTGTACGACTTCCGCGCCGCTCGACTTCGCCAGGGTCACCGAGAATTCCCGGTCACCTTCTTGGGTTACCGATACGGCTTTGAGACCCTCCACAATACATTCCCAACCACGCATTGCGCTGGTCTGTTCAAAGCTGCGCCACAGCCCGCCGTCGTGCTTAGCGTAGGTGTTTCGCGCGTAGGTCTTGGCCTCGTCAATGCTCGGCAGGATTTCAAGGTGCAACGCATCGCGCCCATCTACTGGTTGCTTCACCTCGGAAACCGGGACCATGGCTGCGGCAGCCCGTGCAATCGCGTCCACGTCAACCTTCTCAGCCTCGGGAACCTTGACCAATGCGGCGACAGCTTCGAGGTCTACCGGATCTGCGTCTTTGCCGTCCTTGACCTCAGGCAGCTTCACCAACGCGGCTACAGCTTCCAGGTCTACGCATTCTGCTTCAGGCACAACGACAAGAGCCGCTGCGGCCTTAGCCAAAGCTTCCAGGTCCACCGGCTCCGCGTCTTTGCCCTTCTCGGCTTCAGGCACAACGACAAGAGCCGCTGCGGCCTTAGCCAAAGCTTCCAGGTCCACCGGCTCCGCGTCTTTGCCCTTCTCGGCTTCAGGCACAACGACGAGGGCCGCGATTGCTTCAAGGTCGGGTACTACGGGTTCCGGCAAATCGTCGAAACGCTTGATGAGGTCCGCGATCTGCCGGTCTTTTTCGGCCAGGGTGTCGCGTAGTGGTTGCACAGCGCTCTTAACCGCTGCCGCGATCACAGGCGCTAGGAATTCGGCTTGCGCTTCAAGTTCACGCAGGTTCATTAGCGAGCCTCTTTTCAATCAGCAGAGCGAGCATTTTCGCGCTGTCTTGGATTTGTTCGTCGGTTGGTTCTTGTACCGCCGGATCGTTTGCCGGTGTGCTTTCAGCGACCGGCGCTGAAGTCGTGCCTGTAGCGAAGGGGTCTGCTTGCGCGTCGCGCTTAGCCAATGCCTCAACCGAGTAGTTCTGTTGTTGACTCAATACGGAATCGCCACCCGCAACAGGGGGGAGGTTCATCCGCCGCCGCGCTTCGTTAGGTGACATTATCGTGCCCCCGACCGCCAGCTTAAGCGTTTCGACGAGGGAACCCATGTCCATCCGCAGAAGGCCGTCGAGATCAAGCTCTACCCCGTAGCTATTAGGCAGCGCTAACCCGTCGTCCATGCAGGCCTCATACTCTTCGCACAGGATCTGGATGCAGTCGGAGTAATACTTCTGGTTTTCCTGCTCGGCCGTAGTCCCGGTCGCTGCGGTCGTAACGCCAACCTTAGAAGGCGGAACGTGAAACGCCGTGCAGATCATTTCCGCAGTCAACTTGAACTGCTCGATCAACTGCGAATCCGTAGCCGACATTTTCATCTGCTGGAACTTTAGATCGTCACCCACGACCGCCACGCGACCGGCATTTTGGCCGGTATAGTTTACGTCCCAGTGCGCTTTCAAACGCGCTGCTGTCTCATCACTGATAGCGCCGGGGGCACTCAGGATACCGCCAGGTCGGGCGCCGTTCTCAAAGAAGGTCGAACTATCGTTCTGCATCTTCAACGACTGGCACGCAGCCAGGGCGCAAGCGTAGAGTGGCGAAATGCCGATCAGAGGGTGGAAAAGGCAATTCATGCGGTCGTGAATCATTTCACTGGCCGGCACTGTCACACCTTCGCTGCCCAGTTCGTTCAGGTCATCGCCGTTGCACTGGTAGTAAACGTCGCCGTTCGCGGCCACCAGTACCGTTACACGATCAGGGTCCAACAAGTAGATTCCAGTAACGATGCCACGATTATCGCGCTGCTTGAGACCGTAAGCGTTACCTTTGGTAAGCTTGCTAGTCTGCCACCACTGTTTGAACTGGACGTGATTCTGATAGCCATTTGGCTTCTTCAGCACGGGGCTGAATGCGGGGCTCGTGGTCTCGGTCCAAATTCCTTTGTCCAATTCCATGAGGCGCTGACGCAACTTGCCTATGTCATTCGCGATAAGGGTTACGCACGCGTAAACGGCGTAGTGGGCGGTTACGTCACCCATGCGCCACTCGTCGTTCTTTTGCCAGGCGCCAGTATAGGGCTCATTGATCCACGGGAACCAACCGCCGCCACGGCTGCCGGACACGGCCGAGGTTACTGGCGCCCGTTTGAAGGTCAGTTCTCGGCCAAAGATACGCATTAGGTAAGATCCTGCGCCGCGATTGCCGCTTCCACGTCAGCTTTCTTGATACGCCCGTTCAAGCCCGTGCCAACCACTTTGTCCAGGTCAACGCCGTTTTCTTCAGCGAACTTGATCACGGCTTCAGAAGCTCGCGGCTCGTCTTCTACTGGTGCGGCCTTTGCTGGAGTGCCGGGGGTAAGCATTTTGTCTTGATACGTGCCGTGCCCTAGTTTGGTAAGGGTCTCGGCATAGCGGCGCGCCATCATTACTTTTTTGCCGCCCTTGACGTATACGAATTCAACTTTAGACATGATGGGGTTTCCGTAAAGAATCGGATTTTGGTGATTGTAGCCGCTATTGGGGGTTGACGGCTAGCTTTGCTTGTTTCTCTGCTGCTAATCTTTCCGCCTTTTTCTTTTGCTTCGCCGCGGATATGGCTGCGTTCCTACGCTTGATCATCTCAGGATCAGCCATCACCTTCTTCATTTTGGCTTTGTATTCCGGGTCTTGGTGACGAGCCTTCATTTGCGCGGATTTAGCCGCCTTCGCCTTAGCGGTATTCTGCGAAGCCGTAATCGCGCTTACCCAAGCTTCCTTCCTCTCTGGATCACCCCATGCGGCTTTTATGCCTGCAGCTCTCGAAGCTCTAACTTCTGGGTTCTTGTTCGCTTTCAAAGTCCGCTCGGATTGCGCCTTTCTAGCCTCCGGGGACGAATACGCCTCGCTGACCTTTCGAGCATTCAAAGCCGCGTACTCTGGGTCTTTCCACTTATCTAGCATGCGCGCTCGATTAGCTTCGATCGCCTCCGGCCGGTTTTGCAGTAATTTTTGTCTTTCCGATTGGGCGGCGCGAACTTCATCAGTCTGCCAAGTAGCTTTACTATTCGCGATTCTACGCGCCTCTACTTCTGGGCAGACTATCAACACTCCTTCGCCTCCCGCGCTGGTGTTAGTCAACCTAAGCCCGTCAGCGAAACCTTTGGCTATCTCCGCTCGCTCTATCTCCTGCCAGTTATCTTCTGGACCAATTCGGCGAACATATATGAGCGAAGGCTTCTTCCCCTCTCGGAGCAGTTTCGCCATCCATCTTTGGGCGTAATTCTCAGGAAGGCAACCGGCTGCTTGAAGATGTTTCTTCAGGCGTAGATCAGGATTATTCGCTTTACCGATATATCGGATTTCTTGCGTGTCTGGACAGCAGAGAGCGTATATGTACGAAACCATTTCTCGGTCACTCCCGTGATCGTTGTTCCCGGAGAATAGAAAAAGCCGGTAACACAGACCTCCGGGAGAAGGTACGCGGGCTGCAGACCCGTGTGTTACCGGCTTTAAGTTTACCGCATTCCGTTGCGGTGTCTAGCGCTTATCAAACGCCGCCGTAGTTAGCACCACTGATGTATGCCACGGCCTGCGGACGGCGCTTCCGCCAGGTGATCATGCGTTCTGCACGAATACCCAGAAGATTGTTGGCCCAGAGGCTCGTAAGCACGGTCGCTGCGGTGGCGGGATCATCCGGAGTCGAGTTCATCTGCACCGAGGCTTCGCGACTAACGTCGACGGTTACACCGCCTTCGTCTGCCAGGAGGATTTCGCTCTGCTTGAGCAGAACGATGATCGAGCCGTTGGAATCGCCGGGTACAGTCTCGCTCACGATCACGTTTAGGCCGAGGAGGGTGCCGCCAGTGGCGCCGATGCCTGGAAACTCCGGTTGGCCCAGTGGGTTCATCATCATGCCGATCGCCATGGCTTGGGTAGAGGTCATTACCCATACGGCGCCAGCGGTGCTCATGTTTGCGGCGATGAAAGTCGAGTACACAGCGCGAACGTCTGCGCGTAGAGCGTCCGCATCGGTGCCCGAGGCCGGCACAACCGTTGCGGTGTTAGTCACCGAAGCTGGTCGAACATCAGTTACTGCCGCGTAAGCCGGGTTGATGAAGGAATCATCGGTAAACTGCGCGATCTGCGCAACCAGGTCGCCGCGGATAATAGCTTCTGCCGACGGAGTGGAGAGACGCGCCAGTTCGTCGGAGATCACCACGATACCTGCGATCTTGTTGAAGCGCAGGGTGATGTCCTCAAACGCCAGGGCCGATACAGGCTTAGGTTTTGTTTCGCCCACCCAATTTACGGTCGAGCCCTGCGTTTGGCCGGGAATGCGGACGTTAAAAGGAACGTTTCGCAATTGCGTCATTTTCCCAACAATCGTCTCGGGGCGAAGTAGCTCGATCAGCTCATTCGACATTTGCTGGTAAGGAACCAGCGGGGCGGCCCAGGTCGCGTCCGTAGTAGTACCGGCGGCAACGGCAGCTTTCAGAACCTGCTCAACTTCAGGAGTATCCGACCACTGCTTGGCGATCTCGGCAGCCTGCATCAAGTTGCCCTTGGCGCGGCACTGAGCGATCACGTAACGGGTGAATGCGGTGCCCTTCGCGACAGGGTTGGTCGCTTTCACGGTGATTGAGGAACGCTCACGCATACCGGAAACGTCGGCAACAGGCTTCGCCGCAGCGATGGAAGCTTTCTCCATGCCTTCCAAACGCTTGATGTGGACTTCAGTTGCAGAGATTTCGTCGGTGATGGTATCGAACTCTTCCGACTCAGAAGCGTCAAGGGTGCGGCCTTCTGCGGCCTCCATCAGTTCAACCTGGCGCGCAGACTTCTGCGCCAAGGCTTCTTTGAAAGATTTGATTTGTTCTGCGAATTTCATGTCTTGGCCCTCCTCGGGCTTCGGAATAGCGGGAATTGTTTTCACAGCGGTTGCCGAAGCGCCGGCAGGTTTACCAAGACGAACTACAATGAAGTCCTTTTTGCCTGACGCGGCAGGAGCCCCAATGTCGAACGATTTGATACTGGTAATCGTCGCTTCCGCGTTTGCGGGGATTGTTACGAGCGACAATTCATAAACTTCAGTCTTCAGGAAACGGGTTCCCCAGCTCCCCTTGATCGGTTCGGATCCCAAGTCGCGAAAGCCGATGGATACAGCACGAACCAAACCGGCTTTAACCGATTGCCACGCCTCTTCGATGCGGTTGAACAAGCCTACAGGCTCTGTTACTTCAGCGAAGGTCGCGGTAAACGGCACGCCTTTAGCGGTTGGCTTGCCGAACTCTACCAGGCCTACCGGCTGCTGGTGATCGTGCTGCCAAAGGAGCGGCAAGGGGTTCTTGTACTGAACACCCAGGGGTTCCACGACGTCGCCCACGCGATCAACGCCGGGGGTTGTGGCCCAGCCGGTGATAGTTCGCGTTTCAGCGTTTACCGCTTTTACGTCGAGAACGCTATAGGCTCTGTTCATGTATACAACTCCGATAAATTGCAGGCATTAAAACACACCGCTCGTCAAATAAACAACATCTGGAATTTCTTGTGCGCCGCAGCAGGGTTCAGCGACATAAGCGACACGGCGTTATACAGCGCCATCAGGGGGTCGATCTTGGCCGCGCCCGACGCTTGTTTCGTCACGAGGATCGAGTTGGCTCGTAGTTCGATCCTGGCGTTGCCCACGCACCAAACCATCAAAGCTTGGTCGGCGTGCACCATCTGTCCGCCGGCGATGCGCCGCTCCGTGGTCTTGATCGCACCGCCTAGTTTCCAACCCTGGCTGATACCGACGATCTTGTCCTCGGGGATACCGCGGTTGATCAGCTCGTCGAAGATCGCACCGATGCCAACCGGGTCGACGCCGATCTTATCCATCAGCCCCCATTCGTAAACCTGCTCCACCAGGTCGCACAACTCCGTTACGTCGTCACCGATGCGCTTGACCAGCACCAAGTCCCCTTGGTTGGCGAAGTCTTCCATCTTCGACTTTTCGGCCAGGTTGCGCTGCAAAGCGGAAGGGTGGGCCCATGCCCTGACCCACGCGGCCCACTTGTCAGTCCCATTCATACGCCCGACCATGGCGAACCCTAGTAGGTCGTCCAGGCCGCCGCCGTCGATCCCTACGTCGATCACCTCGCAGTTGTCCTTAAACCATTCAAACGCGATGCCCGGGTCGGTGGATTCGAGCCAGAAGTCTGCACCAGCCCACCGGTCGTTACGCAGCGCCAGCCCGACTTCGATGTTCAGGTACTTCGACAGAACAATCAGCATCTCGGAAGGGCCGACCTCCTGCGCCCGCCGGATCTCGCGCTCGATAAAATCGGTACTGGCCGACTTACCCAGGTTTGGGTTGGTGATGTGGAAGTTCGCGGGGTCGAGGTACAGCTTTTCCTCGATGTATCGTTTCGGGAACTCGAACAGCAGGGGTAAGAAGTTCGGGTCGTGGATCTCGCCGTCGCGCACCTTGCGGGCGTACTGCAGCTTCGAAGCGAAGACGCCGGCCGGTGGCTCGTCGGATTGCGTTGTGAGGTACAGCACAAAACCTTCCGGCCTAGAGGCTAGGCCGCCGGTAGCCTCAACAAGCATTTTCGCCGCGTGCGGGTTCTTGCCGAACAAGTGGATCTCGTCGACCAGGATCACCGCCGCCTTCTTGCCCCCCACGGTGTTCGTGTCTGCCGCCACCACCTTCAACGTGGCACCGGTGCCCAGGTGCTTGATCGTACGTGTGTGTTCGGCCACGTGCATCATGGCGTCGAGCGTTGGGTCGGCCTTCACCATGTCGCGGGCGGGGGCGAACGCATTGTCAGCGACCTCCTTGGTCGGCGCCAGGATGATGAACTCGGCCGACTGCCGCCAGTTCAACGTGAGAACGGTCAGCATGATGCTCGCCGCCTCGGTCGACTTGGCGTTCTTCTTGCTGATCAGCACGAACGCTTCGCGGATCAGCTGGACGCCGGTGTCCGGGTCGTAGGCGCCGAAAATCGCATTGGCGATGTCTTCCGCCCAGGTCGAACCGATCTCACCAATGGTCTGGTTCCCGTCGCCTACGTCGACGATTTTCAGTTGGTGGCGGAACTCTCGGGCTTCCCGGGCGGATTCAGGGAACAGGGGCTCAAACGGGATAAGCGATCGCCCTTCGACGATACGCGTTTCCCAATCAGGGCAGGCTGTGGTGTACGCAGGGGCGCCCATTTAGTTCGGCACCGCGGAAAGCTTCGGCGGCTTACGGCTGCCGTACGCGTTGCGCCCTTCGGCCAGTTCTTTCGCGCCATCAGCCTTGGATTCCTTCTTGCCCTTCTCGCCAATCTTGGCGTGCTGGTAAGGCTGCAAAAGCTTCGCCGCTTCCATCCTGCGCCCGAGAGGCATTTTAGGGTGGGCGAGTACAGCTTCGAGGAAGGTGTTTGAGTCCGTCGTTTCTGGCAGCGGATCTCCGAGTTCTGGATCCTCTTCATTTTCCAACGCATCGGGCTTTTCGGATGCCCTGGGGGTGGCTCGGTGTTCAGGAGGCACATAGCCTGGGGTGTCGAAACCGATAGCGGCCAGTGCCGCTACGACCAGGGGGTCTTTGCGCATCCGTGAACCCGATGCGGTTGCCGTCTTCGGGCTAAGGCCGGCGTCGATCGCGGCCTGCTTCGGGCCGTTCCCCCGGACGGTGGACTCTACGAATTTTTGACGGGTTTGGTCGAGCATTTGTTGCGCTCCATGTTACGTGTGTGAACCAGCATAACACGCCTAACAAAAGGCCCTAGAGGAATTAAATCCTCTAGGGCCTTTTGTTAGGCGTGTTATGCTGGTTCACACACGTAACATGGAG